CGCAGATCCACGACCAACAGGACTAGGAAGATACAGACCAGCGTCGCCGCCGTACGCAGCACCGCCGTCAGGATGTCGTTAAGCATGCGCAAGGGAGGAATCCGCGGCGACCGTAGCACAACCAGTTCGCGGCGGCAATGCCAATTCGTGCATCTCGGACCAATTCCTCCCCGCCGACGCTTCGACGTCAATGTAGAGCCCCTCCGGCGCGATCGTGGGATGCTTGAGGACCGTAGACGGCGAGGTCAGCACGGGATAGACCTCGGCGATGTGCTGCTCGATATCCTCCTCCCGCAGATGGAACATGAACGAGTCGTGGACGTTGTTGAACAAGCCATAGCGAGCGTCGAGCCCTGCTGCCGCCAGCTCCTTCATCTTCTCGCGGATGTGGCCGAAGGCGATGTTCGACAGCCAGAACGATATTGCTTCCTCAGATTGATCACCGTGGCCCCAGTCGCCCTTGCGACCATTCCAGCGGAAGACCTCATAGAAGCGCCGGATGTGCCCGAACTGCGTTCGCAGCATCATCTTCTCGTGGGCCTCGCGCTGTACCTTGCGCTGCCACACAAAGACCTTCGGGAACAGTTCCTTCTCGATAATCGTCAGGAACTTCTGCGCTTCCTTCTGTCCCACGAAGTTCTCCATATAGCGCTCGTAGAGACCCTTGGCCTTGAGGCCGTTGCCGATGCCCAAGATGGCGTGCTTGGCCTGATCGTCGCGGACGTGCTTCCACGCCGGATTCTTCTTGAGCCATTTGAACCTGGCGCGTAGTTCGTCGTCGGACTCGCGCAGGATCGACGGCCCGTCCCACAACTTGAGAATGTGTCCCGTAACGAACGAGTGCATGTCGAGACGGGCAAGGCGGATGTAGTTCGGATCTTCGGCTAAGAAGCCCAGCGTCAGTACGTGGCAGGACTTAAAATCCCACTCGGAGATGAGGTGGCCAGGCTTGGCCGCGACCATCTTCCGCATCGACTTTGCGAGCGCTGGCGTCGGCTTGAGCTTCGGGAAGTTCTGGATGTTCGGGTTGCGCGAGGAGGTCTGCCCGATCGCCGTGTCGAAGGTAAATGTCGTGTGTACACAGCCGTCGGGGCCAGGACGAAAGCCCTCGACGTAGGTGCCGCGCATCTTCGTCAAGCCTCGGAACTCGACGACTTTGAGATAAAACTTGTCGCCGGTCTTGTGCGCCAGACGTGTCAGCTCCTTGGCGTTGGTCGTGTCGGCAGGCTCATCGGAATCGCCCTTACTGCGGTGTTTGTCCTTCGGCCTCGGATGCCCCTTGGCGTCCATATACTCGAGCAGCTGCTGCCACGAGTTCGGATTGAAATTATAGACGCGGCACCAGCGGGTCGTAGCGCGTGCTACGGGCTCACCAGTCACCGCGTCCGTATCCGCGATGGTGAAGGGGCGTCGCTCGTAATGGTAGCGTTCCCCGTCGTCGCCGGATTCCTTGAAGTCGTTCGACGGCAATCCCATGACGTCGTTGCCGTCCTTGTCGCACCATTTCTTGATCTCGGGGGGAACGCCCTTATAGCCGTCCTTCGGATGCACGCGGCCGAACCCCGCAGGCACCGCCGCCGCCAGTTCCGCGCCGACCGCCTGCTGCGCCCGGTCGAACTCGACGTCGAGCGCAACCCGCGCGACGTCGTCGATGGGCATCCCCCGGTCCTCCATCGCCGCGAGCGCCGGGCGGACGTTATAGACCTGGCCGATGTACCCGCGCGTCTCGTCGCCCCAGAGGCCGTCCCGCCGCAGCGTCGCCTCGAGCATCCGGTACAGCCGCAGCGTCGCGTCGGCATCGCAGCAGCCGTAGAACTCAATATCCGTCGCCGCCAAATGTTTCCACGGGAACGGGAACGACGTGAACGACGCGGCGAACTGCAGATGCGCCGGGAGATCAGGCTGCCAGTGGTGGAACATCGCTAGGGTGTCGTGGATGACGCCCCGCACCTCGACTCCGTTGGCCCGGAGCACTTTGTTGTCGAACAGCCAGACGTTGTGTCCGCACTTGACGTTGGGCGTCGCCAGTATCTCTGCAATCAGTCCCCGAAACTCTCCGTCCCAAGGAACAGCAATCGCTTCCCCAAGTTCCGTAGAGAATTGGACAAGTCTAATACCTGTGTCGACAAAGCCTTCTCGCGCGTCCTCATCGAGGGAAGCTGACTCAGAAGTTTCAATGTCGTAGCTAACCACAATTCCCGGTGTGCTTCGTACTCGATGTAGGTACGCTCGAACTTCTCCCACGCTGGGCCGGATGGCATAGTCTAGTCCTTTCGTCGTGAAGTTGTCGGCGTCGACGTCCCACAGGTACGCCGTATCGGTACCCTTGGCGACGTTCACCGCGCGCTGCAGAATCCTCGCGAACACGCCGTGATGCGACGCTTTCCCACGACGCAGGAAGGCGGGGTGGAAGTTCGGGATGACCGGGACTCCGCCCGGCCCTGGCAGCACATAGCCCACGAGGTGGGAGACTCCCTGTGCCTCCCCCGCCATCCCGGTCAGCACACGTGTCGCGACGCCGCCTAGCGCGACGATGCACCGGGGCCTGCGCTCGGCGATGACGGCGTCGAGGTTCGGCCGGCAGTGCGATAGCGCGGCGTATTCCCACGGCGCTTTCTCCAGCCAATTGTTCCGGGGGCGGCAGCGCAGGACGTTGGTAACGCTGAACTGTTGACGGTCGTAGCCCATGCGACGCAGAATGCGTTCTAATACTCCACCAGCGGGCGCCGATGGCCTAAAGGGTAGTCCCTCGCGCTGTTCGTGTTCGCCGCTTGCCTCGCCCACTAAGAGAACGCCGAGCGACCCAGTCCCCTCGACGGCGGAGAAGTCCGTCCCGTGGGAATAGCAGGCGCAGCCGACGCAGCCGTCCGGCTTCCTGCGTCCCCCAACGCTCACGACCTCAGCCACTCCCACGCGCGAATGACGGCGTAGACAATCGCCGCCCAGAGGCCGAAGCTAAACACCGCCGATGCTGTCCACGCTGCCGTGCGCATCCGCGCTGGTGTCACTGCATCACCCGGTCTAGAGCAGCCTCCGACGCCGGATCGACCACGCGCATTACTTCCGCATAGACGACGTCGTCGTTCTTGGCCTGTGGCGGCACGGTAACGTCGATCGCGATCTGCAGCAGTACGATCCGCCGTCCGCTTTTGCCGCCGTCGATCGCCGTGATGTTCGGCTCGATGACATCCATGACGTGCGCGATAATCCCGCCGTGCGCGATAGCCTCGTTCGGCCGCCAGTGTACGAGCTGCCCCTTCTGCAACTTGTTGCCAAGGGCGTCCCGCATTTCAGTTCCCTCCCGCATAGGCTTCCGGGTAATCATGCCGCATCCGCGCGATGGCGCGCGCTCGGCTACCCAGTTTCTTCGTCAGCATCCGCTCGACGCGCGCCCGGACCTCCGGGAAGTCCCGGATATTCTCCGCCGCCTGCTTCCGCGCCCATTCCGTCGTCTGGCCATGCTCGGAGACGATAACTGGAGGCTCGGTCGAGCGTCGCGCGTGCGGCGTCACAGCGCCGTCGGGCTTCTTCGTCGATCGCTTCGTTCTCATAGATACTTGTCCTTGAGATCGCGTAGCCACCAGAGTTGCTTGACGCTAATATCGTAGCCGACGTCCAGCTTATTCCCCATCGACTCAATGAACTCCCGCTCACAATCACTCATCAGCGACGATTGCCCGTCTAGCCCCATCTCGAAAATGCTCCGCGCCTCATCGTTGATCTCCGACTGCGACAGCGTCGTCGACTCTCTTGTCGCCCTATAAGCCATCGCCGCCCCTCACAACCACCCCCTCACCCTCTCGTCAATCTTGCACTGCTGAACGAACCGCTCGCGGCTCCCGACGACCCGCAGCCCACCCGCCGTCCGGCATCGGCTAAGTGCGACGTACGCCATCGCAGGCTTGCCGAAAAACTGGTCGCGGACGTCGATCTGACACCTGTCGAGCGTCAGCCCCTGGCTCTTATGCACCGTCGAGGCATACGCCAGTCGCAGCGGAAAATACTCCACCTGCCCGATGACCCACCCGCGCTTCTTCCCGACCTTGTGAATCTCCGGGCAGTACGACGGGTCGAGGGCTCCCACCTTCCGCCCATTCCATCCCGCCGGCTCCTCGGCCGTCGTAACGTTCCTGACGATCCTGCCGATCCTGACCGTCTGGCCCGTCCTGACCAGCTTGACCGAGAAGTAAGGGATGCCGTAGTCGTCCGAGTATCCAGTGACGTGTCCGCAGTCTCCGTTGACGTAGGTGAACTCCGGCGTGTCGTTCGACAGAACCATCACGTACGCGCCGATTTTGAAGTCTGTCCTCGGCGGTATGCCCCACTCATGCGTCGTGCGGGATTCTCCCCACTCACGCCTCTGCTGCCCCCATCGGCGGGACGTCACGGTGATCCGTTCGCCTGCGACCTTCGCCAGTCCCAGCTCGTTGTACCGCGAGACCATGTCGTTCTTCGGGAGGATGGTCGTGCCGTCGAACGACGTATCGAGCGCCTGATGCCAGACCACTCCCGCCGACGTCAACGCCTCCGCGGCCTCGACGCCCCTGCCCGCTCGCGCGAAGTTCAACCCCTCTAGGAACACGCCGCCGTCCTGCCGCCACACGCGGTCCAGCCGGACCGAGTTCGCCGCAAACCTCGGCCAGCAGTCGGCGTCGAAGGCGAACCGCGCCTTGATCGGGGGAAGCTGACAGAAGTCGCCGACGGTCAGAATGCCCAGCGGCCGTTCGACGTCTCTGTATCGATTGACCTCCTCGGTCGCGCGATAGAGGATGTCGAGCTGCACGGCGTCCAGCATCGACTTCTCGTCGACGATGAGCCAGCGCCGTTCGACCGCGATATCATGCAGCCGCCGGACGATCTGACCCGACAGATAGGCGTCCTGCATCGACGCCGTATCGAAGTATCCAAGCGCCGAGTTTAGCGTCACGGCGCCAAGGTTCACCGCCGCGATCCCCGTAGTCGCCGTGAGCATTCCGTAGTCCTCGTTCTCACGGCAGCGGCGCAGCACCTCGAACGTCTTTCCCGTACCCGCCGCGCCTGAGAGATCCGCGCACGGGACGCCTGCTTCCACCTGCTCTACCTCTGTCGCCGCCTCCACAGCGGCAGCGTCCAAGCAGGCATCGGCAGGCGTCTCGTTCACGTTCGTTTCTGGCGTGGGAAAGTCTTCCATCTACGTCTCAGACCGCCGCCTACGCCAGCCCTCGCGTTGGCTTCGCCTCGTTGACGCTCAGGAACGCCGCCACCCTTGCCTGCGCCCGGCACAGCGTCTTGCACGTCGGGCACGAGACGAACGGGTCATGTCCGACGTCGTTCTTGGCCGCCGGGAACCGCTGCATCCCGATGAGGAAGTCGCCGACGCGCTTGCCCGTCTTCTTCCCCTCTTCCTGACAGCGCTGGCAGCTTGCCCGCCATATCGTCTCGACGATGACGCTTGGCTCCGACGCCAGCGTCTTCATCAGCGCGTCCATGCGCGTTTTCTCGGTCGAGGGCGACTTCGCCGGTTGCCCGCCCGCCTTCGACGTGATCGTCGTCGCCTGGCTGACGTTCTTGCGCCGGTCGAGCACGCTCTTGACCCAGTATTCGGTGATGGTGACGCCGTCGAACTTCCCCGACAGATCCTGTAGATGCGCCTCGACGTTGGTGGCGAGGTACGGCTTGCCGTCGTTCATCTTGGGCGACGCTGCGGCCCTGACCGCCACCTGCTGCCCGTTGGCGTCCTCGATCGCGGCCGCCTTCAACTTCGCCAGCCACTTGCCGTCGGGCGGCGGTGGCGGTACGGCATACGCATCCGCCGCGACGTTCTCATCTAGCGCCTCCGACGACAATTGCGGGTCGTTTGGGTCGATGAACTGCTGCTTCTGTTCCTCGGCTGCCGACGCCGACGCTGGATTCGGGTCTCCGGCATCCGACGCTACTGGTGCAAAAGACGCTACTGGTGCAAAACTTGACATCGTATCCTCCGTCCCTCTTTTGAGATTATGACTTCGTTGACGCTACTGCGCCCTCGGCTGCTGCCCCCGTTGAAACCTTCGCCGCCGCTGCCGGCCCTCGTAGCCGCGCCGCCGCCTGTTCCCGCCATCCCGCGAGCGTGTCCGCCTGCTCCGACGCCAACTTATCGAGTTCCCGCAGGTAATCGGCGAATGAGTCCGTCCCGTCGACCTTGGGCTCGAAGTATCCGCCGGGGAATCGCTTTACGAGCGCGCTGACTTTCTCCGGCGTTACGCGCGGCTTGCAGGGGAATGGAATCGATGTCACCGGGTCGAGATGCGGCTTGAAGTAGTAGCGGACGGTAACGTCGCGGACGATAGAGTCGATCGTCCCTCCGCCGTCTGGCGACGGAACCTTCTCTGTGCGGGTCATCGTGTAATCTTGTCCGTGGAGGAGGTCCCCGACCCAACTTCCGCACTGTGCTGTCGCCTTCTTGCCCGCGATCGACGGGCCAAACGTCGTGACCCGGTCGTCGTCCTCGGCCTTCGACTCCAGCGCCGTGTACAACACATACCGGCACGGCAGCGCGTTAAAGTTCATCACCAAGCCGTAGAGGAAGTTCTGCACGAAACCGTAGTCGCCGCGGGTCGTCGAGCGGAAGTGCCCGGTCTCGAGCTTCCCGTTGACGTTGACCGGCTGGCTGAACCCGCCGAGCTTATTGCGGTCTTCGCCGCCGACGCTGATCCCCGAATCCGGCAGGAACCGCAGCACGACGTTGCCTATCGACGTCCATCCCTCGACCGCCACCGCGCCAACTTCCGCCCAGTTGATCGGCACGAGCTGGATGCGTTCCGGGTCGGTTTCCTCGACGTCCTTTGGCCAATAGCCGCGGGAGATGTTGCGCAGGATCGGCAGAGGGATCGTCGCCATCTCCACGCGGTACGGCCGAATCATCCCCGCGCGGACTTCCGGCTCGCAGGGCTCCCAGCCGCCGCCGTCGGTCGACAGCAGCAGCGTCGACTTCCCCGTAGTCTCCGCGATGTAGTGCGAGAACCACTTGACCTGCGATGTTTTGAGACAACCCGTCGGGGCGTAAAGACATCCACTACGCGCCATTTGTTCCCCCCTCCACGCGATCAACGGCCTTCATCGCCTCGACGCGCAGAAACTCCCCGACCTTGACTCCCTGCTTCGCCGCGACCCGCTGAATTCGGGTAAGTGCGCGCCGGGACAGACGGACACTGACAATCTCGTCCTTCTTATTATCGTTTACGTTTGTCATACGATTGTTTACGGCGTCGCGGAGTCTCTCACCATCCACGCCGGCTGTCAAGACCCAGTACCCAACTATTTTTGCGCGGTATTCGGCGTTGCTGGTGGCTGGCTCGCTAGAGCCCCCGATACCTCGACGCGCTCGACGTCCACGTCGTCGATCGCAGTGCTCACCTCCAGTAGCACCGCCGCGCCACCGTCAGCCCAGAACCGATGCAGCGTCCCCGGAGTGATCCGCAGTGGCGACGAGAGCCCGGCGATCATCCTGACCCGCGTCGGCACGTCCCCCTCCGCCTCCTGCGTCTCGACGACCGCAGCGCCGTCGACGATGACGAACGTCTCGTCCTTCCGCGCGTGACGATGCAGCGACGACTGCCAGCCCTCACGCAGGAACAGGAACTTGGCCCCATACTCCGGCGTGTCCACGAGCCACCGCTCGACGCCCCAAGCCTTCGCTACGATCTCGGAGCCGGGCAACGATGCCAACTGTTCAGCGATCGTCATCGTCGTGCCCTCGCCAGCGCGTTCTCGACGATGCGATAGACGCGCTCGGCCGCTGCCACCGCCGACGCTCTCGTGACCTCAATCGTCGTAGACACTATCTTGTCGTCTTCGTCATACTCGTGCTCAAGGGCCGTAGCGTCTTCGATCACCGTTTGTAAGTCGCGAATGTCGTGCTCCTGTAATACCCGCTCCGCCACTACTTCGACTGCGGCTGCTCTGTCGTCTGCCATGTCGTCTCCTCTATCTCAATGCCCACATCTTTCCGGCGATTATTCGGCTTACGTGCGCTGGGTGGACGTTATACATCTTGGCGATCTGCGTCTGAGTAAGTCCACCGGACGCATGAAGCTCCCTAATTTTGGCCGCTGATTCCCTCGTTAATTTATTCTCATGGGGATTACGCATTCCCTTTGGACGCCGACTCGCTCTCCATATCTCGATAACGCTACGAACCCGTTTTCTAGCCGTCTGAACCTCCTTAGGGGACTTGGGCTCCTCGGCCATTACCTGAGCAATACCCGTGACCGACCGCATCTCCACAAAGAACATATCGGCGATTCGATCCATCTGGGCATCGGAGAAGTACAATTTTTGGTTGCCGCTGCGAAACGAGTGACGAACGTTTTCACTGGGAGTAACGTACTCCAAATTGTCCGGTCGATTGTTGGTTCGGTTGCAATCTATATGATTGACCTCCATCCCCTGTGGCCTAGGTCCGAGGAAGGCAGATGCGACGAGGACATGTACGGCTACTCGTACCTGCCCAGTTAACGTTACTGCTAAATATCCAGTGCCTGTAGCTGGGCAAGGAGTCAACAAACGCATCGAGCGCACCCTACCTAAATCACTCACCTGATAACGGCCATCGCTTCCGGGAATATCTCGCCAAGATTCTTGCATCAGGCACATCTATACTACTTTATCGCCTGAGTCAATAACATAAAATTCCTGCGGATGGTTTGCCTCTCTAATCTTATAAAGACCTGAGCCTATAGGGTCTTTGCGTATATCGTCGCTGCCATAACACAGATTTTGATAATTGCAGGGAACCGGCCAGACGCACGCGCGCCGGGTCTTCGGGAACCAGCGATTGAGCGCCGATCTTCGCGCGCCGTCGTCTCCAGCCTCTTCCGCCGCCCGTACCGCCGCGACGCCTCCGGCCACCGCCCGCTCCTGCGCCTCGGTCTCCTCAGCCCAGTCGAGCGACTCGTCCTCTTGGCGATAGACGATGACCGGAGGCGGCAGCGCGGCGTCGAGCGGATGAACGTCGGTCGAGCCGGTAGACTGCGCCGGACCCGTCCATCGCGCCGCAATGTCGCAGCCCAGGATGAAGGCATCGGACGATCGCTCCTCCGCTGTCGGCCCCTGGACCTCCGAAGCGTCCAGCATGTCGATCCACGCCTTGACCGACATCCGCTCCCAGACCTGCGCCGGAGGCCAGTTCTTCGCGTAGAGCCGCGACGTCGTCCCGTCGTCCTTGCGGTACCCGAACGACCAGTTCCACTGCTCGTCGCCCGCCGCCATCCCTGCGTTCAGGTACGCGCGCACCAGATGACTCTTCTGCACGTAGGGCGCAAAGCCGAAGCGGTCGGTCAAACGATCGTCCTTGTCCCGCGAGCCTTTGAGGAGATAGTCGTAGCGGATAGCGAGGATGCGGGGCGGCGACGCCAGGACGCGGAGGAATGCCATTGTTCTAGCATCCGAGGATGTCCCGCCGACCTCGGCAGCCAGTTCAGAATCGGTTAGCTCGTCTTCCTTCAATTGCTGCGCTATCTCCCACCACTCCGCCAGCCGCCGCTCCACCTCCGGCGCCTCGCTCAGCCCCTGCATATCATGCTCGGCGTCCTTGAGCCTCCGCGTGTCGAGCACCGACGCCGTCTTGAACGACTGCAGCACGAGCTGCCCCGACGTCCTGTCCAGCAGCAGCGCGTCGGGCCGGGACATGAACCAGAGTTCCTCGACGTCCCAAGCGAAGGCGACGTCTCCCAGCCGCCACTCTCCCTCTCGTTCCACCTCCAGCACCTCGTACTGCTCGAGCAGCGGACGCAATCGCCGCCTGGCCCACGCCCGGACCAGCCCCTCGACCAGCGCTGACTGCTCGGCGAAGAGGAAGTCGTCGTAGGCAGACGTAGCAGATGTCGGCGTCGCCGTCGATACTGTCGAAGCGTCCAGCATCATCGGCGTCCCGAACGGCGCAGCCTCGGCGGCATTGGCTTCTACCAGTCCCGCGTCCGTGGCATCCTCCCGCTCCGCCGCAATCGCGTTCCGGTACTGCGCGAAGTCGTCGAGGGCGGCGATGACCGCAGCGTCCTCCATCGCGGGCGTCGGAGCCACCTCTGGCAACGCCATCGCGTCTCGCAGCAACGACGCTAGCCCCTCATGCACCGCGCCGCCGACTGCCAGCGGCAGAGACTTCCTCCGCGGCACGATCCCCCGGCCCTCTGGCCCTGCGTGATACTCCCACCAGCGCCGGCGGCGGCACGCCTGCGCCGTCTCGACCCGGCTGCGGTCAACGTAGATCCGTTTCGTCGTCATCGTCGTCTCCGTTCGCTCCCCCTCCGTCAGCTTCACCGTGTCGCTCATGGCCGCCCTCCCAACGCTAGGCAGTGCCAACGCTTGTCCTCCGACATCAGCAGGAAGCGCGTCGGATCGGCGCAGGTGCGGTGATGGACGCGCTTTCCCGGAAACTTCCAACTCAAATCTCGGTCCGCAGCTTCTGCCGTTGCTCCACTACCGCAGCATTCGTATCCAGAGTGCTCTACCGTGTCCCATTCCTTCGGCTTCACGTCGAACGGGGCTGCCGTGCCAGTACCGAGCATTGGATACACAGCCCCGTTCTTGTCAGCGCAGATCAGCGCTCCGTCCAGAACTGAACAGGACAGCGGCTTCATCGTACTGGACGTTTCGTTCTGCCCCATCGCCCCCGGCACCGCTAGCAGCAACAGCGCAATCGCGTATCTCATGGCTTCCCCGCCCTCCGTTCCTTATACACAACCTTCCCGCCCTCGATGACGGCGTGCTTGCCGGTGATGCGGTCGAGTTCGGCTCGGTACATGTCGCTATGCAGCTGTGTCCAGATCAGCGACCACGCCATAAGAACAGCACCGATGGCCACGCCAAGCCCCGCGTCTGCTCCGCTCATCCCCGTCCTCCCGTTGTAAGCTTTCCATCGGCGGCTCTACGCTCATTGAGCTTGCGAAGCTGCGCCAAAATTTCCTCCTGCTCGTGAATTAGGAATATCCCAAGAGCGACGATTTGTGTAGAGATCCCGATAAACATCCAACCAATTTTCCACATATCGGAGGCGCTCACGGCTTCTGCTCCAGCGCGGCTTTGATTTCCGCTATACAGGCTCGGTATATGCGAGCGGACTCTCTGCGAACGGCAGCGGCAAGTGTATGTCCATCGCGTTCGTAACAACTAGCGTACTGTTCATTTCCTTGCGCGAACATTTCCCAACTCGCCGTCCGTTCCTCCAGCGCCTTCCTCAGACGCTCGTTGTCGCGCTGCAAGGCCGCAATGCAGCCCCTATACCGCTCCAGCACCGTCGCGCTCATTCGGATGCTTTCCTCAAAGACGCGCTGGCATCGATTCCGCTCCGCAGCTACGGCGGCGTCTAAGTCGGCTTGGGTGAACATCGGCATCTCGCCCACTTTCTCGTTTATTGTCAGTTTGGCGAACTTATTAGCGTTCCCAGAAGTATCACTCCCCATCTCCCACCTCCTCATCCCGCCCTGCGGCTACGCAATTCTGAACAATGCTGCGAACAAATGGTCTGATTCGCACCTTTCGTGCCAGACCCTAGCTCTCTTGTCCTTCAAGCGGTAGTTGTCCTTCACGGCGATTACATGCGCATTAGCCATCGCTTCATTGCGGTCAATCGCATGGATATATGTGGCGTTTTCCGTGTAGCTGTAGCTGACCACGGCGAAAAGGTCGAGCCTGCCTCTGGGAAATCCGTGTTTATCAACTTTGAATGCCTTCGCCATCACTTTCTCTCCGCGAGCTTTTCCAGCTCGGCGATGCGCTCACAGCAGTCGCCGCAATCGTCTCCGTGTCCAGTATGGTGTTGCCATATCCGCGCTTCCTTCAAAGCCGCCTCCGCCCGCACCCGGTCGAGCGCGGAGAGTTGGGGGCCGGTCAGCAGGGAACGGATTGCGGTGTCGTTCATTTTGAGCATACGGTTCATGCCGTTCATAAAACTTTGGGCGTCTCCCTCGATCTGAAACTGTTGGCCTGGACGCCCTCCAATCACGTCGAGCATCCTCTCCGCCGTCGCCGCTATCTCGGCATCGCGCTGGCGCCCAAGGTCGGGGAGGAGGGCTTCGAGTTCGTCGGCACAGTAACCCATGTTAGCCGAGAAGCAATCGTTATTCATTTCGCGCCACTTCCCCACCAGCTCCCTCAGCTTGCTCGTTCGGTCGGTCACGGGCGCTCCTTGGGCGGGTTGCTCGTGAAGAGGCTCATGATGCGCCGCCACGGACTTCGCCATTTGAATCCAGTAATCGCACCGCAAACTCCACAACACGCCGCCGTGTACTCTGGCCTAATCAGATAATGCTGAACGTTCCACGCATAGCAAGAATGCGGCGGATAGGCTGCCGCAGCCCGGTATTCAGCTACTTTGTTGTTTGTGTCGCTCAAGCCTTCACCTCCGGCGCGTCCTCCGGCCCCGCAATGTCGGCTGGCGGGATGGCGGAGAGTTGTGATTCTGGAACGTCATGCTTCCAATCGGATATACGATAAAGGTAGCCATCGTTACTGTGCACACATTCAGTTACTTCGTAAGCGCCGCTAGCGTTAGCAACTTTGACAATCTGCCCCTTGCGTCCCTTTGTCGCCGCGCGAAACTTCGGCCTCGGCAGATCGGGCGGGATGAGAGTGAAGTTTCTTACCGTTCCGTTTGGCAACTTAATGGAAAAACCAGATTCGTTTGCGCCGACCACGGAAACGAACTGAACACCGTCGCCGCTATTGGTGGTTTCGTGGAACCTCTGCCCCTTCTCCAGTTTCATCGCTGGGTCTCCTGTCCGCGCTGCTGCGCCTTGATGAACTCGGCAATTTCGATTAGCTCGGCAGCGGTGAACTCAATGCCTTCATCCTCATCGGCCCTAAATGTGCCGTCGCTCCGGTAGACCGTTCCGAGTACCTTTTCTCCACGCTGAACATACACCCAACTCTTACCGGTCGGCCCGAACCTCAACTCTCCCGCCATCGTCTGCCTCCTCAGCGGCCAGGAACGCTAACAATCTCGAATTCCATACCTTCAAGCATGATGTCTTTCTCCGGCCAGCTTTTTTCGTCGTTCGGATCAAGAGCATGCATGCCAAATGCAGCTCCGTAGCCGTCAAGGTAGTGGTAGACCAGCGTTGCCATCCTGCCGTCCTCAAACTTGATTATCGTGCCTGCTTTCATTTCATCCTCCTCAGCGGCCCTCGGCCTTGGCGAGCATTCGTTTAAGCGACCGCTGCAACATCCTGCGTGGGATTGTGAAATTGAATCCACACTTGTTACCAAGCTCATCGGCGCTAATGAAAACTTCGATGAACCTCTGGCTCTCGTAATACCAAATGCGACCAGTCCTAACTTTCTGCGGACTCAAACTCGGACCTTTCGTAAACTCTGCCATGCTCTCCTCCTCAGCCTGCTACAAGGGTGCTCGGCCCTCGACTACGACTGCTGATTCTCCGGTTGACTCGCCATCGCTTTCTTGGCGAAGAAACATGCCTCTTCAAGCTTCGTGCGGAAGATTGCAAACTCCCGCGACTTCGGGTTCTCAACGCTGATTCCAGATAGCGCAGCGACGCTGTAAAGCAACTGGTTGAAATCTCCCGCTATCGCCACCGCTTTCTGCTTCCCCTGCTCGTTCAACATATGCACCTCAAACGCCGCATCCATCGTTATCTCCTTTTCCCCGAGCACCCATGTAGAAAGCCGCCCACTCGTTCCCGTTCTCCCCGCTCCGTGGGTCGCCGGGGGATTACTTAGCCTCTCCGTCGGTAATCCAACCATGCCAGTGCCCCGACGCGCTGGCGTCCACTGATGGCTGTACGGTCAAGTTCTCGAACGTTCCTGAGATTGACCACGAGGATCCTGCGTTGCACGGAACTACTTTCATATTCCAATCCGGCCCAAACTCCTTTTCGTACAGGTCAAACTGCTCGTGGTCAGAGATGACCGCGTTCTTGCACGTTAGCCAATCCTTGCGACAATGAGGACACAGAAACACAAACATATTCGGGTGAATCCATCGCGGCTCAAGTTCTGTCAGTCGCATCCCGCATCACCTCCGTTTCGATGGAAAGTTAACAATCAGTCGCCAGAATCACACTGAGTTCCAGCACATAGTTCATCTCAGCGACCAGTCTGCTCAACGCCTTCTCGTAATCCACATTCTGCCGCCGCTCGCGGTTCTTGATAATCTTGAACACGCACCACAGAGCCGCTTGCAACTTGTCGTCCATCATCGGCCTATCTCCCCAGGGCGGCGTCTTGTCGGCGGAACCTGAAAGCTCAAATGGCCATCCCGCCGCTAGCAGGCCCGTACCCGCCGCCCCGAAGAGGTCCTCAGATCCGCTGGCAAGGGTGCTCGGTCTTGCTCACTGGCCGTTTTGTGCTGCACGGAATCTTGAGCGGCTGTCCGAGCACCCATGTCAACGTGTCCGCCCCTTCCCCTTCATCTCTCCTCCGGTCTGCGGCGCAAGGCACGCAACCGCTTGAACAGCGCCCGTTCTTCGTGCTTAAGATTGGCGTCGGAATATCCGAGCCAGTAGCCGTTGAAAAATAACGCTAGTACCGCCAATGCAATCAGACAACTCACGCCTTCTCCCCTGCCAGTGCGAGGGCCTCTTCGAGCTTCTCAATCACATCGTCGCAATCCTGAGAGTAAGGACTACACAACGCCTTCAGCGCCGCCCTGCACGCCTCCACCAGCGCCTTGTGAGAGTTGACTGAGCGGACGATATACTGGCCGTTCGCTTGGTCGGTATGAAAGTCTCGTCCATTGACCATTGCAATGAACTTCGTGCGCTCGCGGATGTCGCCGTAATCTGGAAAGATGCGCCCACCGTCGCTGCCCATCATCCGAAACCGCCACGGCCTCGCCGTCGCCTTCGTCTCCGCGCTCATTGGGTGTCCTTGATATTGTCAATAAAGGAATAGTCGTTGACGGTTTTACGATGCACTCTTTTATCTCCACCCGGTATTGGGAATTTCTCATATGCCTTATCTTCGATAGCTCGGAGCACAGCAGGGTGGTTGTTCATAACCCACCGCCTACATGATGTTTGAATGAAGTTATTTCTCCTTGCGCCAATTGTGTTAACTTCGGCGTACCGCTTGTCCGTCTTCGTCCGCGTCAGCTTCTCCTTCATTGCCCGCCCTCCGCTAACAAGCTGTCAGGGCATCGCCATTCGACAATCTCCCGCACGACAGTCTTGGTTTCAAAGGTGACTGGAACCTTTTCCTCGACGGTTTCCTTGCCGATTACAACGCGCTTGCAGATAAGGTTGTGCTGTGCGCTGATCTGGTAAACAAGTCCAGACGGAAATTCGCATTTGAGATTGAAATATCCATCCTTAGAGGACTTTTCTGCTTTCGGAAGCAGCCGCGCGATTGCAGCAAATTCATCTTTAGAATAGACAATTGACGTAGCGTTACCCCAGTTATATAGAATAATAGGGATTGGGAGTCCTGGATGCGATTCCAAAAAGTCAGCCATTTCTCGCAACTGTAAGATGTATTTCTCTCGTTCCATTTTCATCCTTTCCCATGCAAAGTTTGCACTGTCTTTCCCTGATACTCGTCCCACTTATTCCAAGCTGTTCTGACCCCTTCCCATCCTCCGCGTATCCAGAAGCATCCGCCTGTAATGGCGAAGATGGTTGAAACCACGATTCCGATAATGGCAGGCAGGGATTCCATTCAGCAGGCGTCCACTCGGCGTCTATTTAGCCCACAGCGCGGATTCGTCGCCAGCCTCGCGCTGGGTGTCCCCCTCCGCATTCGCCCTAGCAAACGCCCCGTCCTCGACCGTCGTCGCTGCGTTACCTGTGAACGGCGCCCACGGACTCCCCTCGGCCACCGCCGCCTCGCACACCGCCACGACGTACTCCCTGAACCGCAGCCCCCGCGCCGCCGCCGCCATCATCATCCGGCGATGCACCTCGGGCGGGAAGCGCCGGATCTGCAGCGACCGCTGCTCGCGCCGGCGCTTGGGCTCGGGCACGATCGGCGCTGAGGTGTCCAGCCGCGACGCTGTCGTCGCACGGACCGACGACGACGCTCTGCGCACATCCCGCTCCATCTCGGTCAGGTCCGCCGCGCGCTGCCGCTTGGCTTTCCGCGCCGCCTTCTCCGCCGCCCGCTCCGACTTCGATACTACATGATGTCCCATGCGTCCCTCTAATACTTCGTGTACTACCACGTCGCCGCCAGTCGTGTCAAGTGTTTTCTGCATAGCGTTATCACCTGCTCCATCACCAGCGTCGTACTATTACTCTCCCTGCGCGTCATGGCGTCGCACGCCGCTGACTCCCTCGTCCGCCATCAGCGTCGCGCCTTCCGCCGCGCTCGCCGTCCTACGCTCCTCCCCGCCCTTCCGCGTTCCCTGCCTCGCTCACTACAGCGATTCTCCTTGACTTCCTACTCGCCTAATGGTATTCACCGATCCGCTGGGTAATGTCTGGCGCATGAGCTGCGGAGGAGACGGCCTGCAGTCGCCTCCTCCCGATTTTCTGTGTGTCGGAACTCCCACACTCATGCAAAGGACATTTCGATGACCGACTCCGGCTTGGCCCCCGCAGTCCAGCCGTCTCCTCTCCGTTCCCCTTACCTGATCGACGCTATCCTCCACGAACACGAAGTCCATATAATCTCCGGGCCGTCCGGCGCGGGCAAAACCGTACTTGCCCTGCAGATCGCCAGTGACTTCCTCGAGGGACGCGAAGTCTTCGGGCACGCTGTATCCACTGTGCCTCTGTGCTACATCGCCTGCGAGCGCTCGAAAGCGTCGCTCAAACGCACGATGAGTCAGCTTGACATTCCCTGCTCGACGATACCTCACGATTCCCTGATCCATCCTCTCCGGCGCGACGAAAGCCGCACGCTCGACGACGCCTTCGCGCTTGCCCGGCGGGTCTGCCCATCCTGCAAGCTACTGTTCCTAGACGGACTTGCCTCTCTGTGCCCAGGCCGCATTACCGACTACCGCGAACTCTCCCATTTTCTTATTGGCCTTTCCAAGCGCTGTAAGCATGAGCAAATTACCGTGGTCGGCATCGTCTATTCGTCGAAGGTACGCGACGGCTCAGGGTACATCGCGCCGCGCGACCGTATTGCCGGCTCCGCCGCATGGTCCACGCTTACCGATACGAAGATCCTCATTGAGCCTCTCAAGCCGTCCAATCCCGCTGACCCCAATCGCGTCGTTTCGCTGCTACCGACCTCCCATGCTGCCGAGGTATTCGCCTATCAATTCGTCGGCGGCCGCCTGCTACCGACCTCCGAGGCCAACTGCCCAGCGCAAGCTGACCTTGATCGCTGGCTCGCTGGCCTGCCCGAGTCGCTGCAGGTCTGCACGCAGGACATCGTTGAAGCTGGTTCATCCGCTGGGCTCTCCCGTACCACCATCTACCGCTGGATCGATGATCAAGTCTCACTCGGGACGATGCTACGAGTCTCCCGCGGATGGTATCGAAAAGCGCCTTCGGGCGTCGTGCAATAGCGGCGCCCGACGGTCGCCGCAGCCGCCGACAGCGGTCGCCGCGAAAGGCGTCGCGGGACGGCGTCGCGGGACGGCGCCCCTTTTTACCTATATATATTATGTGTGGGACTTGGGACTAACTCCCTCAACTCCAATCCTCTCTATAATATCTGGCGTCCCACGACCATTGGGACGATGTGGGACTTGGGACTAACTTTTGGGACTTGGGACTAATTGGGACTAGCGTTTGGGACGCCGAAGTCCTGCGATTACATAGACATGAGCCAGTTAGTCCCAAAATCCCACCACCCTATCATCACACAGCGGCGAGTAACATTACCGCTGAGTAATTATTCCGTCCTCGGTGACGTCGGCGCTGGAGCGTCCTAGTACCTCTCGCTGACACCGCGCGCATACCCCGTGCGTCGTACCGCCCGACGCCTCCTGCCGCCAGCGTCGGCAGCCGTCGCAGCGTCCCCACCAGACGATAAGCCAGGCGCGTCGCAGGAACCTGCCGCCGCAAATGTGACACTTCGCCGCGTAGGGGAGGCCGCACCAGGCGCAGGCGGCGATCACTGAGCACCGCCGCGACCGCCGCCGCCGGGATCCTCGCGCAGACGGAAGTACCACCACCATTCCTCGGCCTCGCGCGACCAGTCCCGGCGCAGCTCCCACTCGCGGTACAGCTCAAGGCAGGAGTCGCCGGGGTAGACGACTAGCGCGATGCCGCCGTAGACAAACGAGAGCCCGCGGCCGACGGTATCGGCAGCGTCGCACATGAACGCGATGGCGTCGCCGATCGACAGCGGACCCGGCGAGCCGGGTGCGGGCGTGCGCGACGCTCCGTTGCCCTCAGATACCCCGCCCGCGCTCACGGCAGCCATCCTGTGACCTTGGCCGCCGTCCGCAGCGCCCACCACACCACGACGAGCGCTGCGACGCCGCAGACGCCCGCTAACGCCAATACGCCCCTTGCAGACTTCATGTCTCCGCCTCCGTTGGACCTCTTAGACCTCTCGGACTCCCAAGCCCTACTGCGCCCCCACCAGTGCAAACGTCAGCCAGATTGCCCCATACACCACCGCCGATGCGACGATTACGTAGGCGACGAAGCGCACCAGGTCAAGCGTTGTCGGGGACATGCTTGGTTTTTCGTCAGCGTTCATGGCCGTCTCTCCACTTTGTCAATCGCATTCGTCGCGACGGTCACATAATTCCTGATAAGATTCTTCAGTTTCCCTACTGTCCACTTTTCACCGGCACCCGTAAATCCGCCATTGGCCGCTCGATGCAGACCATCTGCGATGAACGTCAAAGTGGCCAGCAATTCCGGCGCCGCCGCGATCAGCTTCGCATTCACTCCCGCAAACGGATGAGCGGCTGGAATTTTTGCAACCCATTGGACGCCATCGGAGATGCCAATAACGTCCGGCGAGATAACCTCTTGCGTCCATGATCGCGACCGATACTCTGCTAGTAGCGCCTCGTAACGGTCCCATCCCGCGTCAAGAGCCTCACCGAGAGTCATGTCGCCTATTCGTCCTATTCGCTTCGTCTCATTCGCCATTTCGTCCCTCACCTGCCGATTTGTCTCTTGCTGACGCGCTGAATACCTGTTCGCGTCTCGATCCGCCGCCTGCCTGACCTCATTCATCCGTTGCTCGTGCGTCTTCGCCATTTTCACGCCTCCCTTTCGTCGCCCTTTGAAAAGGACGTGTCCCGTCCGATTCACCGCTCCCGCTACGTCTACCGCTATTCGACCGCCTCCACCTTAATCGCGCCTGTCTCGTCGCCGTTCACGTCATATAAGCGCCGTGACGTGAAGTTACGTTCGACTCCTACCTTGTTATAACCATCGACACGTTCCGCCACGTCTCTCAAAATACGTGCCACTTCCGACCCGCACGTGACATCGAATGCAGCATTGTCCATTTGAATCCGAATCGTCATTCGCATCGTCCATACCCTCCGCCACGCTCTCATCTCTGGCCGCCGTCTGAAAGCGTGTCGCAGCGCACGGCTACAAACCTATCGTTCACAATCAGCGCAGCACGGCCATCCGTACTTCGACACCTCGAACGGTAATGCGCTTGTCGTGTGAACTCCACAGAACACGCATCGTTCCGGCGCGTACAGTCCCAAGCGGCAATACAGCCAATCAACGGCCTTGCGGTATAACGTCAGCATCGTCCTCTCCCTCCTCAGTGCACGCCTGACGTGCATACGGCGGTCGCCACGCGCCGTTTCGGGATCCTCTGTTAGTGCGCGTCCAACGTCTCCGCGTCCTTGTAATACTCCGCTAGCGCCTCAACCGCCAACTCCGCTTCGATCACGCGCCGGTATTCGTCCGTGGCGTCGTCTACGCATCCGACAGACGCGATAACGTCGCCATCCCCATCGCGCAGCAAGCAGCATTCGCACGTTCGCGGATTGTTGAGATACGATTCGGAACTAAACTCGTTTACGTGGTCTCCCACGCGCCAGTCGTCATGCCATTCAAATCCCCACCCGTCAATCCGCTTTGCGTTCGCTTCCGCCGCTGCTAGCTCCCGCGCGCAGCGAATCCGTCCTTGCGCCTCTGTCTCCGTCTCCGGCTGATAGCTATATCCCGCGTGCTCCCAGAAGAACATTTCATCGCGCGATAGCAAGCGCTCCGCCTGCTTCCGCTCCTTCGCTTCCTTGCTCCGTCCCTGTTTCCGAGTGTCCATTAGCGTTCCCTCGTCTCTCCCGCGCCGTCGCCAATCGTCCCGGCGATTCGGTGGCTTACGTCTCGTATCCCGCCTAGCGTCCTGCTCAGCACCACGCTACGCACTGTAGTATGCGCAGTATCAGCAGTCAAGAGAAAAATAGTCCCAGTACGCGGAAAAGTTATCAGCGGTCTGTGGAAATGTGGACGATAATGGCCGCTGACGTGCTATGCGACGCCGACCGCGACCGCAACCGCGACTCTCAGGGAAGAAACGTTACCGATTGCCTAAATACCGGCATGGACTATGCGGAGATTGGCGAGCGGCCGAAATGTCGGCACGCCGACAATTTGTCTCCCCTGCCAGAATGTTCCGGCACTAGCGCGACGCATCGGACGGCGAAACACGGCACTAGTACTGGGCCTAGCGATGACTAGGCGATGACTCGGATACAGCGTAGTCCCACGACTGCTAGTACTCTCGACGTGTATACAATCGTATACACTCACGCCGCGCCGACGACGCTCGCCGCTCCCCGCTGCGACGCCGCGACGATGCGCACGCTCGACGCCGCCGGCTTGGTCGACGCGATCGAGCTGGACGCCGACGTTGACCGCGAGTTGTCCGTCGAGGGGGTGGGGGTGGAGTAGGACGTGACCGCGCCCGCCCTCGCTCACCTTTTTCACATTTTTATTTTCGTCGGAGTCGGCGTCGGGGGCGTCGGCGTCGCCACCATCACTATCGTCGCCGTCGGAGTCGTCGCCTTCGCGTCGGTACTAGACCTTGACAGACCATCGCGTGTCGTGCTATTCGTCCCGCCATGACCAAGACTTCCGCTTCCGCTGCGCCCTCCCGCGTTCCCACCGTATCAGACCGTATCAACTTGCTGCGACGGCAGATAGCGGCGTTGCAGTCGGAGATTGTGGCGCTGGGAGGCGACGCAACGGCGCTGCCCGTCTGGGACTGCCTGCGCTGCCAGCATCAGTGGCGGGCGACGACGACCACGGTGCCGAAGCAGTGCCCGAAGTGCCGAACGCCGTACTGGGACCGTCCGCGAGGTCAGTCGCAGGCGCGGCGTGGCTCTGAGCAAGTGCCGGAGGTGCGCGGCGGCAGGGTGGACGCAGCGATGGGCGTGGCGACGGCGGAGGTGAAGACGGAGGTGGCGGTCACCGGGCGCAGGCCGCAGCCGACGCCAGAGCCGATCGCAGCAGCGCCTAGGACGCCTGTTCCACCGCCTAATGTGTTGGGGCTGGGCGCTGTGGACGCCGCCGACGCCGACTACGCTGCGGGAGTCATCCCGTTGCCACCAGCGCCCGAGCCGACGTATCATCCAGCGGAACGGGCGCAATTGACGGAGGAGCGCGCCATCGAGGAATACACCAGCCAGCGTAACGCTATCGAGAGGGAGAACGCAGATGATATCGCAGACGCCAACGACTCAGCCGACGCCGACACAGAAGATTCCGACGACGCCGTACTGGCCGCAGCCGAGGATGACGCCGCCTCCGACGAGACTAGCGTCGTCGTCGAAGACGTCACCCGCAGCGCCCGCAGCGCCGACGCCGACTGACGCCTCGGCTCCCGCTGCTCGCGTCGTCGCCCGGCAGAACGCATCGTCCCGCGGCGTTGACGCTTACATCGCTCGGCGCTTCCTCGTCCGCTGGAAGGCGTGGGTGGCCATCGACGCCGCGCGCCGGGGAGCCGACGCCAACGCCGCCATCGCCCACGCCGAAGCCGTTCACTACCGCCGAATGCAGCGGCTGCGCGCCATTGGCCTTCGCCGCCTGACCTTTCGCCTGGACGTATCCGGCATCGACGACCCTCGCTTGGACGACGCCCACTTCAACTCGCTTCTTGCCGGACTCGTAGGACAACGAATCGCCCGGAACGCCCAGCGCTCCGCGGATAAAAGGAGAACGCGCCGTGCCAACCGCCCGTGAAGTGGTACAGAACCGTCCGCTCGCCGCGTCGGAACTCCGCCGTCTCATCGCCGCCGACTTCGAGCGCCTGCTCGACGGCTTAGGCATCCTCAACACCTTCGTCGCCTTCGGCCGCGTGGGCTTCGATCTCCGCATCGCCATCCACACCGACAACGCGATGTCGCCCGAGCATACGATCGAGGTGCATTCGCTGCGCCGCGCCAAGCAGGAGGTGGAGGCGGATCCGGCGCTGGCCGCCGTCGAGACTCCTCCGCTCGCCGATGCCTCCGCCGACGCCGTCGTGTTCGCCGCCGAACGTTCCCGCCGCATCTCCTCGCCCAACGCCGAGCGTCTGCGCGCCGGACTCCCCGTCACCGTATTCGCACGAGCCGAAGACGGCAGCCGGGTGGACCACGAGGTCAGCTATCCCGCCGACTCCGCCGCAGGCGACGGAGACGTCACCGATAAGCCGGGGGACGTGGCCGCGGCCGAGGCGCGCGCGCGCTGGGGACTGCCTCCGCTGGGTGCGGCTCCGGTTGCCACCTCCGCCGTGGCTCCGGCGCCTGCCGTCGAAGTCGTCGAGTCCGTCACCCCCGCCGACGCCGCTGCCGCTGACCGAGCCGCTGGCGTCTGACGCCGCTGAGGCCCGCCGCCCGTGTTCCGATCGCTCCGCGCGTTCCGTCTCTACCGGCTGCTGCGGCGGCTCGTCCGCTCGCTCGACGCCATTGCCGACTCCCATCGCCGCATTGCCGACTCGCTGGCCACGCTTGTCGCCGCACAGCAGACGCCGTCGCAGCCACGGCCGAAGCCGCAGCCGATGGTCTTCGGCGAACTTTCGATCTCCGAGGCGTCGTTGGAATGGGAGCGCCGGCGCGCTGTCGAGGCGGTGGGCATCGACCCCGACTACGGACGTGACGAGCGCGCCGGTCGCTCCGGGCGTGGGCCCGTAGCCTGATGTCCGCCGCCGTCACCGTCGAAACCCTTCGCGACCGGGCCTACGCCGCTCTCGGCGTCACCCGCGAGCAGGTCTGGGCCGTGCCGTGCGTGACCCCGCAGATCCGGCAGCAGATGGCCGAGCTGCGCCGCGCCGACCGCACTGCCTCCGACGGACGCCGTACGCCCTCCGAGCCCATCTACTACGTTAATTGTTCCGACGATCCCGAAGCCCGGCGCTTCCGGGAAGCATGGTACACGCTGCCAAAGTCGCACCGAAAGATCGTGCCGCTCGAGGCCTACTGCGTCGCCGCCGGCATCTCGCCGATCCGGCTGCTCTCGATCATCGCGGCGTCGATCGTCCGGCTGAACGCCTCGGCGTCGGCCGTGCTCGCCGCCTCAGCTCATCCGCGCGTCGTGCGCAAGACGATTGAGATGGCCATGACCGACTACGGCGAAGCCGACCGCGCAACGCTCCACAAAGCCGTGGGCTTCCTGCCGACGCCCAAGGGCACGCAGATTTCCATAAACGCCACGGCGAACGCGCAGGCTCAGGCCGCAGCGGCTGCTGCTGCCATCCCCGCGCCGCCGCCGGAGGCTACTATCCGCAGGCTCGCCGAGCGGCTGAACGCCGCGCGCGGACTCCCCGCCGCGCAGCCGTCGGCCCTCTCCGCCGTCGACGCCGCATCCGCGCTTCCCTCCCCTGCCGCCGAAGTCATCCAGATGCCGACGCCGACCTACGTCTCCCGGCCCGACGACTCGGGGTGGGACGACGCCGACGCTGACGCCGAGTCCGACTCCGCCGACGGCTGCTCCGACGCCGATGTATAGTCGCTCAAAAGTCTCCGAACGCATCGCCATCGCCGAAGCTGAGTTTGGCTTCTCCCTCGAACCGCACACTGTCGCCGAGGTGGACGCCTTCGACGCGCATCTAGTCGCCAGCGGGATGTACGAATTCGACGACTCTGGCCGTCCATCCGCCGTCGTCCGCCTCTCTGACCTCGAGCGCGAGTGGATTCAGAACGAGCAGGCGCTGGTGCTGTGCGACGCCGACTATTTCCTGTCCCATTATGCCTATATCAAGGACGAGCAGAACGTCATTCGCAGGTTCCAGTTCCGCACGCCGCAGCGGCTGCTCTATGAGATTATCGCTGGGCTGGAGGAGCGCGACGCCGCGATCGAAGTCATGATTTTGAAGGCGCGGCAGCTCGGCATGTCCACGCTGGTCGAGCTGCTCATCGCCCACCGCATCATCTTCGGCTACGGCGTCAACGCCATCATCGGCTCGGCCGACCAAACCAAGACGGCGCTGATGGCCAACATGCTGTTCCTGTGCTACGACTACCTTCCGGTGTGGCTGCGTCCGCAGTGGACCCGGCGCGTCGAGTCCGACCGCGGGATGCTGGTCTTCGGCGCGTCCTCGTCCGGCGTCTCGTTCCAACACGGCGCGCAGGCTTCCGGAATCGCTCGCGGCACGACGCCCACGGTCTATCACCTGTCCGAGTGCGCGAGTTTCACCGATCCTGTCAATCAGATCGAAGCGTCGCTGTTTCGCGCCGTCCATGCGTCGCCAAACGTCTTCGGCATCCTCGAATCGACCGGCGAAGGCGACAAGGGTTGGTGGCCGGACACCTGGCGTCACGCTAAATCCAACTGGCATCTGAACCGCGCACGCCTGTGCCCGCTATTCCTCCCCTGGTTCTGCGGCACCGACATCTACCCAACGCCGACGTGGATTGGCCAACGCCCGGTTCCAGCCGACTGGCGTCCGAACCGCGACACCCGCGAGCACGTCGCCAAGGCGGAACTCTACGTCCGCTCGTCTCCGCTGCTGTCACGTCACCTCGGCTCGGCGTGGCGGATGCCCCAGGCGCAGCAATGGTTCTGGGAAGTCGAGCACGAACAGGCCAAGGCGAAGGGTATCGAGTCTGTCTTCCTGCAGGAGATGGCGGGCGACGACGAAGAAGCGCTGCAGCGTTCGGTCGAGTCCGTCTTCGGGCACGAGACCATCGCCGAGATCTCCGCTACGCGCAACCGCGACTACGCCGTCTATGGACTCTCCGGACAGTCCATCGAAGACGACCACGAGCCGCCGCCTGACGACATCGACTACAACGCCGAGCGCATCCCGGTGCGCTACCAGTCGAAGAAGGCAGGCGCGGCCCCGTATCTCTGGGAGCTCATACCGCTGACCTTTTCGACGCCGCTGCGCGAGAACAACCCAGACGACGCCATAGGCAAGCTCATCGTCTTCCGGCCTCCGGCTCCCGGAGTCTCCTACTCGATCGGTGTTGACACCGGCGGCGGAAAGGGCGAGGACTCCACCGTCGTCTCCGTTTGGTCCATCGGCGCGCGCGGCCTCCCCGACATCCAAGCCGCCGAGTTCGCCTCTCCCTACGTCAATCACGTCGAGGCGTTCTCGTTTGTCTTCGCCATCGCCGCCTACTACGGCCAGTTCATGCGCGAGGGGATGACGCCTGAGTACCGCTGGCAGATGCCGTACCTGACCGTCGAGCAGGTTGAAGCCGTGGGAGACGTCTGTCAGCTCCAATGCATTCGCATGGGCTATCCCGTGCGCAGCGTCCATGTCTTCACGCGGCTCGACTCTTCTCCCGCGCGCATCGCCCGGCAGAAGAAGACGGCGACCAAGCTCGGCTGGTATACCTACGGCTGGTCGCGGCCCATCCTGACCACCACCTTCGTCAACTCCGCCAAGAACAACTGGATCAAGATCAACTCGCCGTGGCTGGTCGAGGAGATGCGCCACTTCGAGGTGCATTCGACGGCGACGGGCAAGGAAAAGCTGGAGCACGAGGAAGGCGAGCACGACGACCGCATCTTCGCCGCCGCGATGGCGACGACGGCCCCCCACCTCACCGAGGACATGTCCGAGCGGTCGAAGAAGCGGCCGACAGAGGCCGCCGGACTCCCCCTGCTCGACCTTGCGCCGTACCGCGGGGGCGTCGTTTCGGCCGCCGACATCCGCCGCACCGCAAAATCCGCTAGCGAGTCGTGGGAAAGTCTGGTATACGGAGGCAGATGATGTTCTACACACTGATGGCGGTTTGGCTCGTGGCGTTCGCGCTATCCTACGCCGCGCTCGTGGCTATTCTTCTGCGGCGCGCGCGCCGGAGCCCCCGCTGATGGCAGGCGTGCTCAAGCCCGGCTGCATCGAAGCCGTAGAATACTTCGTGCGCAGCGACGGCCATCTCATCCTCGCTGCGTACTCCGGCCAGCCCGTGCCCGAGGGCTGCGTTCGCGAAGCCGCCGATACGCTGCACGCCGCCGAAGTCCTCGAGCGTAGGCTGGCCGAGCAGGACGCCCGTGAGCGCGCCGCCGAATACGACGGCTACGAAGCGTCCTTCGCCGCCTCTCGCCAGCGCGTCCGCGACAACCTCTCGGCGATTATGCAGTCGTCGGCGACGTCTCCGTGGGAGCGGGAGTTCATCGAACTCTGGTTCCGCGCGCGCGACGAGCGCCGGGAGAAATTCCGCCAGCGCTGGCTCGAGCGCACGACCTATCTCCACGCCCTGCACTTCGACACGCCGCGCGACCGCCGCGTGGACGAGGAGCGAGTGAATCTCGACCGGGTTAACTTCTAGCCGACGATGGCCGACAACGGACTATGCGAGTGCGGTTGTGGACAGAGGACGGCCATCGCTGACCGTAATCGGCGATCTCGGCGCTGGATAAAGGGGCAGCCTGTCCCGTTTATTCATGGACACAATCCGACGATTCCCTATCCGCAGCGGCTTCTGGGGTTCTGGGGAGGGTTTAAGACATTTCCCTCTCAAGGACTGCCTGATTGCGTAGAGTGGGGCCGTCTTGTTAGAACTAATGGGTACGGCGTGTCTGCCTCTATTTGTGGTGAGCGTCAGGTTCATCGAATAGCCTTCGTGTTGACATTTGGACAGCCGATTCCCAAGGATCGAGAGCTAGACCATCTCTGCCGCAATAGGCTATGTGCCAATCCTTTTCACTTAGAGTTAGTCACGCGAAAGGTTAATTCTCGTCGTGGAGCTAAAGCGAAGCTGACTCAGGAACAAGCAGACGCTATAAAGTTGGATGCGCGGCCGACGCGAGAATTGGTTTCGCAGTACAACGTTAGTCGAGCTACGATTAAGGCCATTCGTCGCGGAGCTATCTGGAGTTAACTTGTCTGACAACGTTAAAATGTGGGACTGGCAATGTCCGCCCGCTGCGTGCTCGGATGCACAAAAGTTAGGATGGATTAACTCCGCGACCGAGGAGGGCCAAGCGTGGCTCGGATCGCAGCGCGGCTCGCGGGACTTCCGCCGCGCGCTCGACGTTCTCGCCGGGCTCGATACCATCTCTCGCTCCGCCGCGACCTACCGTTCCCAGCTCAATACTAACCCGCTGAAGCGCAACGTCCGGGAGATTGTTGGCACGCTCGCCCGGCTGCGTCCGGTCTGGGGCTACGGAGCCGACAACGCCGCCTTCAAGCCGCACGCGCAGATGATGAACCTGACCGTCCGCGCCTTGTACCTCGAAAACTTCTTCGACCTGCGCATCCGCGACGCGCTGATGTGGGCGGCGGCGACCTCGCGCGGTTTTCTGCATCCCATATTTCTGCGTCCGCCGGGGCAGCACGAGTCGTCGATCGAGCTGAAAGCCTATGGCGCGCCTTCCGTACTCCCCGTCCAGCTTCCCTCCGACGGCAACTGGCAGCGCGCCTACGCCGTCTCCATCCTCGACGAGATGCCGATTTACCTGGCGCACGGGATGTGGCCGAGTAAGCAGGGCGTGCTGCGTCCCTCGTCGCCGCGCTACTGGTACGCGAACGACGCTATCCGCAAATCCGTCTCCGGCAACTGGATCCAGCGCATGTACTCGTGGACGCGGCGCGCGGCGGGATCGGACGCCCTGCAATCGAACCTGCTGATTCCCATCCGCAAGACCTACGTCATCGACCTTTCGATTAACTCGACCGACCGCCCGATTCCGATGGGCGAGCCAGGGACGACTTGGTCCTACACCGTCCCTTACATTGGCCAAGAGATTCCCATCGGCCGCGACCCCGTTACCGGGCAGCCGCTGACCCGCCGCGCCGACGAGAACGACGCGCGGCTGTATCCGAACCGCCGGCTGTTGATCTCCTCCGACACCGCCATGCTCTACGACGGCCCGAACTTCGACTGGCATGGGATGCTGCCCTTGGTCTCGTTCTCGCTCGACGACTGGCCGTGGGAGCCGCTCGGCTTCTCGCTCGTCCACGAAGGCTACGAGATCAACGAGGCGATCAAGGAACTCGACCGCGGCAACATGGACAAGGCGCGCGCGATGCTCGACCTGCCGATGGCCTATGACACCAACGCCGTGTCGCTGGCCGACGCCCGGCGCTTCGACCCGATGCAGCCGCGCGCGCGAGTTGGATTCGACAGCGCCGCGGGCTCCGACTTCGTGATGAAGCCGATTGTCGAGGCCGACGTTTACAAGATCGACCCGACGACTCTCCAATTCCGCGAGCTGCTCAAGCAGGCGCTCTCCGAGCAATACGCGCTGACCGACGTCATGGCGCTCGGTAAGCTGCGCGCCGTCGGCGCGATGTCCGATCTGGAGAAGATCGTCGAAGCCAACGGGCCGATCGTCGAGGACATGTCGCGCGCGATGGAGCCGCCCATCCGCGACCTGGGCAACATGCTCAAGTTCCTGGTCTGCCAGTACATGACCACCGCGCGGGTGATGCAGTACGTCGGCGAAGACAACATGACGCCCGAGGCGTTCGACTATAACCCGGCGTCGCTAGTGCCGTCGCATCTGCCGGGCGAGGACGCCGACTCCGCGTCTCCGACGACCCAGATGGAACGCGCGCGCATCTTCGCTGGCAACCTCCGCTTCCTGATCCTGCCGAACTCGCTGCACGAGATCACGCAGACGGCGCAGAAGCTGCTGCTCCTCCAACTCCGCAAGATCGGCGTTAAGATCGACTCGCAGACCGTCGCCGAGGCGTGCAACATCCCGAACTACGGCACGATTCCCGGCACGACAGTCATGGAGCGTTTCGCCGCTGAGCAGGAGATGGACCTGGAGTTCGCCGCGCGGATGAAAGCCATCGCCGAGGAAGAAGGGCTGATTCCGCAGCAGCCGGGAGCGCCTAACTCCGCCGGGCAGAAGCCGGGAGCTTCCGCGCCGGGCAAGGCGTCGGAAGGCCGTCCGCCGTCGTTTGAGTCCTCTCCGCAGCTCAAGTCCAAGGACAACGGTACGCGCTCGACGATTTCCACTTCCAAGTAACGATGGCCGCGACGCTCCGACGACTTCCATCTCCCCCGCCATCGCCGTCCCAGCCGTCGCTGCCGCCCTGCGCCTCCCGCGACTCCCACTCGCTGACCCGTGAGCGCCAATTCGCGTCCAACATTCCGCTGATGGAGTTGTTCGTCATGCTGCGCAATGAGCGCGCCACGGGGACGATCCTGATCGACGTCCACGACGGCGGCGTCGGCGGCATCCGGTTCCGCGAGGAGCGCCGCATCGAGCCGCGCTAGCCCGCTGATCGCCTCTCTCCCTCTCTCTCTCTCCCCTTGACACTCGTGCTATCCTCGTCCCGTTAGACTACTCTGACAACCCTCAGACTGGGCCGTGGCGATCGTCTCTGCTGCGGCCCTTTTTCATCCTCTCCGTCACGATTCTGAAAATAGTTGTTGACAAAGCGATTCCTGCGTGCGTAATGTGCGTCCGGGTTCCAACTGGTCTCAGCCGCCGACGGCGCGAATCTGAGGCACCAAACGGCCCGCATCGAGCGTCTCCCCGAAGACGTCTCCTTTGCGGGCTTTTTCTTTTGGGACCGACTCTGACACGGGAGAGTGGAATGATCTCCAACGATCGTTTCGTCGCCAACCGCCGGAAGCGTCATGGCGGCAAGCGCGGCCGCCGGTAGTCACCGTCCCTAAGCCGGAAACGAGCTGGCGCCACGCGGATGTGGGCCGCCAGTTCTCCGACTGACGGATCGACCGGAATTAGGGGCGGAGGGCCGTCGCCGCCTCCTTCGCAACCGTAGGACGCAGGACGCAGGACGCAGCGCCGCAGGACGCAGTCGCCGCTGACGCGCGGCATCCGAGGGGAGAAAGCATCAATGGCATACGGAAAGGGACGCAGCAAGTCCGGGGGGTTCGTCGGCAATCTGTCGAAGCTCGGCGGCTCCGGTCGCAAGCTGAACCTCAAGACCGATATGAAGACCGACTCGCATCACGCGGCTTCGATGAAGAAAGCGCACAAGCAGGCGCACAAGCGCGTCTGAGGACGCTACGACGCCCTCGCCGCCGACGCACACGAGACAGATGAATGGCCTCAGCCACACGACCTTTGCCGCCGCCTCCGGGACAGGACTCGATTCCCGACGGGCCTCCGCCCGACGCGACCTCGACGTCCGACTCTGGCGGAACGCAGCCCGCGCAGGAGTCTCCCGCGTCCTCGATGGGCACGCGGATGGTTCTCAACGTGGTGCGCGACCTCCGCGCGATTGCCAAGGCGTTTCCAGCAGCGTCGCCAGCCGTCCACGAAATGCTGGCGCAGGTTCCAAAGATTCAACAGGCGATGTTCGCGTCCGCCAAGCCCGCAGAGCCTGCCGCTCCGCCCAACGCCTGACGCATGGGGGATGAACGACGATGACTTACGCAGAGTATCTACGGTCCCTAGGGGCCACCGAAGACGAAGTCAAGGTGATGGACACGGGCATCGCCCGCCGCGCTTTCGATAAGCAGCAGGCGGATCTCGAAGCCGCCAACACCGCCCGCGACGCCGCTGTCCGCGACCGCGAGACCAATATCAAGTGGGTGGACGAGCAAATCCGTCCCGCCTACGCCACGATGCAGAACGCGGTTATCAAGGCGCAGGCCGAGGAAGCCAGGGCGAAGCGAGCGCTGCTTTCGGCGCAGGAGCAGGGTCTTGTCGACGTCGCTAAGGACTTGGGCTATGACCCAGCTCCCCCCACGACGACACCAACGAAGACCGCTGACGGATTCGACGCCGCCCGCTACATGACGCGCGACGAGATTGTCAAACTCGCCGCCGACGAGGGCAACGCCATTGCCGTCGCGCAGGACATCGCCGCCGAACACGCCATCCTGTTCCCCGGCCAGCGGCTTAACTTCCGCGATCTGCTCTCCGAGGCCCGCCGCCAGAACACCACGGCCGAAGCGCTGTGGATGACGAAGTACAAAGTTTCCGAGGCTCGCGCCACGGCCGAAGCCAAGCGTGTAGCCGACCACGAAGCCGCGATTCGCAAGGACGAACGCGAGAAGGCGCAGGCGGAGTTCGCGTCGAAATACGCTAACCCAGCCACGTCTCCGCTGATGCCCTCGACGATGTCTTTCACGCCGCGCCCGAATACGCCGCACGACAAGCAGCCGTGGGAGACGTCGCAATCGCAGCGCTCGAACGACCGCGTGATGAAGGTTGTGCCGAAGATCGTCGGCGACGCAATGCGGCAGGCGTCGTAGGGGAGAAATGCGCGACCGCAAATACTATCGCCGGATACAAAGTCCTCGCATGGAATGGCGAGGCGCTGAGTATCTCGGATATAAGCTGGAGCCTACGGACTGGGCTCGGCTGGCCGCGTATATCGACGGTGAGGGGTCGATCAACTTGGTCCCCCGAAAAACCCCGCACATGAAGTCCATGACATACTGTGCAAAGGTCGTTGTAACTAATACTGATTTTCGCTTGGCAAAGTGGTGCTACGACACCTTTGGCATGAAGTTCTACGGCCACTCAAACAATAATCGCCAAAATCCTAATTGGAAGTCATGCGTAGTAGCGCAGGCGTGTGGATTCAAGGCCGCGTGGATTCTCAGAAATTGTCTTCCGTGGTTCGTGCTGAAAATGGCGCAGGCTGAGGTTGTGCTGGCGCACCAAGAAACCTTAGTTCCTGACGCCTTTCCTCGTGGGCAGGGATATCAGACGCCAACCGATATTCTTGAGATGCGTCTTGGTCTCAAGCAGCAGTTGACCGAACTCAACAAGCGCGGGCCTTCAAAGCTCGACGTGGCGTTACTAAATGAGACAGTTAAGGAGTCGTAAATGGCAGATCCTACATTTGATCAACTTAGTGCGACCACGCTGGCAGAGCTGAAAGACGACGTCCTCTACGACGAATTCTTCGTCGACACCCCTTGGCTGCGGAAACTCCGCGCCTCGGGCGCCCTCGACGAGTTCATGGGCGGCCTGTTCATGCAGACGCCGTTCCAGTACAACCGCGTCAACGGCGGCGCGATCGCTCCTGGCTCCGACATTACCGTCGTGCAGGTGCAGATCCTCGCAGCGACGGCCTTCACGCCGAAGGAGTACGTCGAGCAGGTTCCGCTCAACCTGTTCCGCACCAACGTCATTCAAGGCGGCGGTCCGGCAGTCAAGGTGAAGGAAGTCGACGCCTACATGACCAACGCCGTGCAGGCGCTCAACACCGACATTGCCATCGACTTTTACCGCCACGGGCAGAACATCTCCGGCTCCAATCGCGCGATCTACATCAACGGAATCTCCGAGGCGCTCAACGACGGCGTCAATCCTTCCTGGGACGGCAACGTCTTCACGACCTACGGCGGCCAGACGCGCAACGGCGCGGTCGGCAACGTCCTGAACTCGATTCCGCTGTGGGTCGGCGACCAAGCGGGCAACACGGGGCAAATCACCTACAAGGCCGTCGTCGAAGGATACCTGAACGCCGTGCAGTCCCCGGACATCGGCCTCTGCAACAAAGCCCTCTATGCGTATCTGCTCGAGCGCCAAGAGCCCAAGCAGCGCGCGAATATGACTGAGCAGGACGTCACCATCGGCATGTCGGGCATCAAGCTGATGGACATGTATATATTCGTCGATAAGCTCGCGCCGTCGACCAAGTTCGGGCAGATTCTGCCGTCAGGACTCTCCCAGACGACCTCGATCAAGCCGGCGAACTTCACGACCCCGACGCTGACCTCGGCGCAGAACGCCATCTCGAACTTCCCGTCGGCGACGCTGTGCAAGCCGGGCGAGCCGCTGTTCCTGCTGCGCTCGCAGGGCTGGAAGCTCCGGCCCTCCGCCGACCCCGAGTACAACGGGAACTTCACGCCGCCGATCCGGTCGCAAACCAACCCGGACCTCGTCGTGACGTTCCTCAAGATGGCGCTCAACGCCTACACGACCGGGCCGCGCGACAACACACAGTTCATCGGAGCGGGCTTCTAGCGGTAGCGAGGTAGCGGCGACAACGATTTCAACCGGCGGCGGCGTCCGCAAGGAGAACAGACGATGGCTGGCAATTACTTCGTAAAACAGGCGGACTTGCTCTCCGCCAGGTTCCTGAACGACGTCAACGACTCGGTCTCCGGCGGCGCGGTCGTTAGCGTGCCCTCGGGCGTCCAAGCTCCGCAGTCGTCACAGACACAGCCGGGCGACCGGATCTGCCTCGACGACGCGACGGCCTTGGCGCTGTCCGACACGACCATCGGCACTCTCTACGGCGGTCTCTACATGTACGTCCAGTTCAAGACGACCACGCGCGCGGCCGTGCGCGGCGGTGTCTGCTTCTTCAAGACCGCCGACATCGGTACTGCCTACATCGTCTACGGCGACGCCGACCCCTCGACCACCGTTCCGACGCACATCGCGGGCATCCTCATCTGCGTCATCACCGCCAACAACTTTGGCTGGATTCAGATTGCTGGCGCGGCGTCAGTTCTGTTCGACTCGGCGTCGCTGACCGCCGTCGCCGACGGCAACTGGGTCACGGCGAAGGTTTCGGCGTCAACCGCCTCGACCGCCGACGTTGGCGCGACTGCTGGTGTCGTCACGCTTGCCGCGCTGCTCGGCGTAGCCTGCGGCATCCCGACTTCCGCCACCGTCTCAACCGTCATGCTGTTCCGCGGCGCGACTTGCGGCCGCATCTAGTCTAGCCTAGGGCTCAGGAGGCCGCAGCGATGTCGAACACAATCATCCCCGGCTACGAGATGCCGGTTTCCGACAAGAAACTCGTCGTCTTCGACCACTACGGCCCGGCGTCTTACACGCAGTTCTCCTCGGGCACGGGCGGCGACATCATCAACGCCTCCGACCTCAACGAAGGCGGATTCGACGACCTCGAAGCCGACATGACCGACCCGACGGGACAACTCTATGCCTTCGTCATTCCCGGCTCCGGCGCGGCCACCAACGTTGGCAACGGCAACGCCTTCACTTCCGCCGTCGTCGTCTGGTACTCGCGTGTCAGCGCCACCGTCGGAGGGCAGTCGCAGACAGCCGGAACGCAGGTCGCCGCGTCCACTAACCTCTCGACGTTTGCCCTGCGCATCCGCGGGCTCTGCGTCTAGGGAGGCCCGGCCATTGCCTTCCAAGACCTTGCCGCTGAGATCCGGGGCTGCGTACCCAAACTCCCGTTCGCCTATTCCCGCACCCTAGTCAACCGCGCTTGGCTGACCATCCGGCGCTCGCAGCTCTGGTCGTTTCAGCTGTTCACGTCATCGTGGATTACCCCGCCGCCCATCATGGGCGTGGGCACGGTCACGGCGACGCAAGGTTCCGACGCTCTCATCTTCGACGCCACGGCCATTGCCGCGATCAACTCGTGGCAGGCGGCTAATCCTTATGTCCTGTCGACGCAGATGCAGTTCCGCATCGCCGTCGGCGGCATCTATTCCCTCATCCAGTACGACCCCATCGCTGGCGGCGCGACGCTTGACCGCCCGTTCGGAGACCCCGGTGGCTCCGGCCTCGCCTTCCAGCTTTATCAGCTTTACTACGCGACGCCCTACGCCGACTTCCGCGCGTGGCTGACGATCCGCAACCCGTCGATGTACACCAATTTCGACTTGACCGCGACCCGCTCGCAGATTGACGCTGTCGATCCTCAGCGCACCTGGTACCAGTTCCCGACCAAAGCCGTGGCGTTCATGCGGGACCAGCGCGGCGCGGGGACCACCAACGCTTCCGCGACGCTCGGCTTTCCTCTGTTCGAGCTATGGGGCCAGCCCGTCACCCCGTTCACCTACCAGTGCTACGGGATTCGCTTGGGCGCCGACCTCGTCCAGCCGACTGACACTCTGCCGCTGCCGATCACCGAAGACCTCGTTGCGGCAATGGCCCGCGTCTACGCCTATGAGTGGGCCGAGGCCAACAAGGACATGGCTCCGCGCGCCGTCGGCCCCGACTTTCGCTTTCTCATCGGCGAAGCCAAGGACGTATACAGGAAACTATTGACAGAGGTACGGCGTGAGGATAGAGAGTATTGCGACAACTATTACGCTCAGACAGGGCTAAATGGCGGTCGCGTCAACGCCATCTACAATACTATTGCGGGGGTAGCGTCACCGTATGGGCCGTTCTAGCGCCGTCGCCGTGCCAACCGAAGACTGGGTTAACGCACCTGACCCAGAGTACAAAGGGTCGCAGGCGAAGCACGTCGTCGCCGACCCGTCCGGCGCGCTGACTGAGTTCGCCGCGACGCAGGCGCAGGCCAGCGCTTATCTCGCCGCGCATCTCATTCCCGGCCAGGACTGGATAGACCTGCTGAACCGTTCCTCGGCGCTCTACGTCCTCGGACGCACCGCCGAAGCTTTCTTGTGGGCGCGGCTGGCTCTGGACGCTCGCCGCACGACCTCGACGCTGCTCAATCTCGCGGTCATCCTTGAGACCTCCGGGCGGTTCCGCGACGCCATGCCCCTGATCCGCGAGGCCAACGCACTCGATCCCTCCGACCCCTTCGCAGGCTCGCTGCTCGCCGACTCCCTCGTCCGCTCCGGCGATTGGGCCGAGGGCTGGTCCGTTCACACCCGCTACCACGCCAATTGGAACTTCCTGCGACCCTTCATCCCTCAGTGGGAGGGCGAAGACCTTCATGGCCGCCGTGTCCTCGTGCTCGCAGGCGGCGGCTATGGCGACAATGTCCTGTTCTCGCGGTGGATTCCGCGGCTCAAGGGCGCTGGGGCGGCGCACGTCACCTATCTCTGCCATCAGACGTTTGCACCGCTGGCCCGAACGCTGGCAGGCGTTGACGCTGTCCTTGAGACCTCCGACGGCTACACTTCCGCGCTCGACGATGTTCGCCCCTCGGACTTCGACTGCTTCGTTTCCGTCCTCTCGCTCGCGGGACGCTTCGGCGTTCGCGTCGACTCCCCTCCCGCGACGCTCGTTGCTCGCCGTCCTTACATCCACGCCGACGCCGATCGCCTCCGCCTGCGCCGCCTCTGTCTCGTCCGTGGCGCGACCCCCGTCGTCGGCTTCTGCTGGCGCGCGGGCGAGCACCAGATGCCCCGGAAGCACCGCACGCTCTCCCCGGATGCCACCGTTCGCATCCTATCCACGCAGACTCGGGGCGGCGCTGATTGGGTATCGCTCGTACCCGATGCCGCCCCTCCCGCCGGCGTCTCTGACCGCGTCTCCGTCCTGCGCCCGGCCCTCCGCGACTGGGCCGACACCGCCGCCGTCGTCGCCTGCTGCGACCTTGTCGTCACCGTAGACACCGGCCTTGCGCATCTCGCCGGAGCCATGCACGTCCCGACGTGGGTCATCCTCCCCGGATTCTCCGCTTGGCCCTACTTGCTCGACCGCGACGATTCCCCGCTCTATCCGACGATGCGGCTGTTCCGCAATCGCGGCGAGGGCATGGCGGGGGCCGTCTCCGCCGTCTGCGATGCCCTAGCGTCTACTGTTCCCCATCGGAGGGCCGCGTGATCTACTCGTCCGAGTACCTGGACTCCCTGCTCTCCCGGCTGCGTCCGCAGGTTAGCTATCCCGTGGTCCCAGGGCATCCCTGTCTCTACGACGCCCTCCGCACGGTATGCCTGAACTTGCGGCCAACGTCGTATCTAGAGATCGGCGTCAACGACGGCGTCTCGCTTGCCGCAGTCCTCGACTCGGCTCCCGGCTGCTCCCGCCTGACCCTGTGCGACGAGTGGGGCGCAGTGGACGGCGGACGCGCTCGCGGCTCCCACGCGCATATCGGCGAGATGCTCCGGGCCATCAGCTACGCGGGCTACGTCCGCTTCCTCGACGGCGACTCCCGAACGCTGATTCCGCAGCTCCCCGCCGACGACGTCTACTCGCTCGTCCTTGTCGACGGCTGCCACTCCTACGACGGCTGTCTCGCCGACCTGCGCAGCGTCTGGCCGCACGTTGCGCCCCTCGGCACTCTCGTCCTCGACGACTGGGGCAGGCCCGATGTCTGCCGCGCCTTCGACGATTTCATCATCGGGCTGGCCGGGCAGCCGCAACCCGTCTATGTCTTCGAGACCCACGACCCGGCCGACGGAACTCTCGTGCTGCGGAGGTTGTCGTGATCCTGCGACGCAGTCTTCTGATCCTCGGAGTCATCCTCGGTTCCGCGCTTCCCGCCTCGGCGATGGAGGCCGCGCGCGGCTGGTGCGAGATGGGGAACAATCCCGTGGTCACCTCCGGCCTGACTTCGACGACCAAGGTGCAGCAATCGTTTCCGCGATGCACAGTTCAGGTCTTCGTCCACGGCGGCGGACTGGCGACCATCTTCTCCGACAACGTCGGCACGCCTCTGACGAACCCGTTCACCGCGCAGACTGACGGCCAGTGGATCTTCTACGCGGCCAACGGACGGTACGACGTCACGATGTCTGGAGCCGGATTCCCGCAACCCGTTACCTACTCCGACATCCTCCTGTGCGACGGCTGCGGCGGTGGTGGAGGCGGCGGCGGTCCCACGATCCAGACCAACAGCGTCAACAATCTCGCGCAGAACGTACTGAACTTCGTCAATACCACCGGCGCATCCGGCATCAACGCCACGAACCCGTCCGGCGGCATCGAGAACATGAATATCGCCAATGAGGCGCCCGTGGGCTCCGGCTCCTCCGTTCTCATCGGCACGCTGACGGCGCTGCAGGCAGGACAGGTCATCTGCGCGTCGTCGTCCTCGCTGCTGGTTAACTGTACGCTCGGAGTCCCGGTCAACGAGCAGAACGGAACGTCCTACGCCATCGTCGCCGCCGATCGCTCGCACGCTATCTTTCACCATAACAATTCCACCGCGACGTTCACGATTCCGCAGGCGTCCGCCGTCGGCTTTGGCGCTGGCTACCAGACCGGAATCGCCAACGTCGGCACGGGCCAGACCATCACGCTGACCTCGTCGGTCTCGACCTTCACCTATGGCTCGCTCATCGGCTCCTCGACGCTGGTGCTGAACGCGGGCCAATCGGTCTATCTCTACACCGACGGCGTCAACTGGTTCGGGATTATCGTGGGCGCAGGCGCTGGCGGCACGCTCGCCCGCGTTTGCATGATGGACTTCGGCACGCAGAACGGCACGGCCCTTGCCAACGCCGACATCGCGCCGCAGCAGTTCGTCTGCCAGGTGCCCGACAACGCCACGCTGCTCGAGATCGATCTCACCGGGAACGCAGGCACGCCGTCGCTCATCCCCGAAGTCGAGCACTGCACTACCTTCACCGCAGGCGTCTGCACTGCCTACACCGATTCCGACCTCGTCTCCACGGCGCTCGCGACCAACGCTTCTGGCGTCGTCGCTTGCTCCTCCGTCGCTGGAGGCACGGGTCAGGACGGCGGGACGAACTGCTCTGCTACTCTCCAGAACACGACGCTCGACAAGGGCGATTGGCTCGGCACGCGCACGGGCACGGCTGGCGGCACCGCAGCCTTCCTCAAAGCCGCTGTCTGGTTCACGACCGCAGGCGGCGGAGGCGGCGGCGGCGGAGGCTCCGGCACCGTGACATCCATCGCCACCACGTCGCCCCTCACCGGCGGCACTATCACGACGACCGGAACGATCGCCTGCGCAACCTGCGTAACTTCCGCCTCTGCGCTGACATCAAACGGCGTCGTCATTGGTGGCGGCGGCCAAGCATCCTCGACCATCTCCGCTGACACGACGACGACTCACGCGCTGTTCGCGACGGCTACGGCTCCCGCGTTCCGCGCTATCACTAGCTCCGACCTCCCAGCGATTAACCTCGCGGCGTCCGGCGCTGGCGGCGTCACCGGCAACCTCCCGGTTACGAACCTCAACTCCGGCACGTCTGCGTCCTCGTCGACCTTCTGGCGTGGCGACGGCACTTGGTCCGCCGTGACATCGTCTGCCGGCGGCACCTCCGGCCAGATTCAGTGGAACAACTCTGGCTCCCTCGCTGGCTTCACGATGTCCGGCGACGCCACGACGAACACCTCGACCGGCGTTCTCACTCTCGCCAACTCTGGTGTCACCGCTGGCTCCTGCGGCGACACGACCCACTCCTGTGGCCTGACCGTAGACGCCAAGGGCCGCGTGACGGCGTTGTCGAACAACTCCATTGCGTCGTCGTCGTCGTTCGCGTCTCTGACCACCGGCACCAATACCTCCGCCGCGATGAATGTCGGCACGGGAGCGTCGCTCGGCCCCTCCGGCACCGGAACCATCACTGCGACGCAGGGCCAATCGACCGCCACGTTCCCGGCGCAGTTCTTTGAAGCCTCTGGCACGGCGCTGGTCTCCGGTGACTTTGTCCTGACCGGCTGGGGCTCCGGCGCCACGATATCCTCTGGCCCCTCCGGCACTGACCAAGCCGCCTTCTTCACCATTACCTCTGGCACGTCGCCGTCCGCCAACCCGACCATTGCGTTCACCTTCCACGATGGCGCTAAGACGCAGACTCCTGTGTGCATGGCGCAGCCGACCGGCGGTAATGACATCTTGGCCGATTACACGGTCTCGGCACGCTCGACCACGGCCTATACGTGGGTGTTCAACGGAACGCCGACAGCTTCTAAGACTTACGAGCTAAGTTTCATCTGCTCAGGGAGAACACATTAATGCGGCGGTTGTTATTGCTGTTAGGAACCTTTCTGTGCGTTACCTGCGTTTGGGGGCAGGCGACCACGTTCAACACGACGACAGGACGCCAGTACCAGCAGCCGTGTCCTGTGTCGGCGGGCTGCACGGGCGCAACGGCTACTACTCCGCCGACGAATCCCTTGCCGATTAAGGCGCTGACGATTCAATACCCCAACGAGGGGACGACCGGGACAACGCTGAATAAGCTGGTCAAGATTGTCAACGACCCTCCGGTAGCCATCCTTCTCGGAACATCGGACACGAACCTGGCCTTCGGCGTCGTGTCTTCTGGCGCTGGCACAACCGGCAACGCAAACGTGGATGTTTACGGGGAAACGTCCTGCGTATTTGACGGAGCTACAACGGCGCTCGATTATGTGATTTCCTCGACTACGACCGCAGGGGATTGTCACGATTCCGGCTCTGGGTCTACGTTCCCGGTAGGCGTCGTTGTTGTTGGCCGCGTGCTTTCCACTAATGGCGGTGGCGGAACCTACACTCTCAACCTATTCACGCCGGACGTTTCCGCCTCTTCATCGGGGCCGAACGGTAAAGGCAGCACGATACAGGTCAACGGGACAAACTCAAAGACGACCGCCAATTTCAATGCCACGACGCCAGCAGCCAGCGCCGGGAATCTGAATATACCGTTTGCCAGCTCGAACTCCGGGAATACAACGAGCGTTTCCGTGGCAGTGCCAATCAGCGGCAACGGGACTAAGGTAGCCTCGACATCGGGAACTTTCACTGCCGGACACATCGTAACCAGCGATGCCAGCCAAAATCTGGTAGATAGCGGATCTGGATTGACCGTTCCGTTCACATCGCAGATTCCGAATAACGGGACAGGAACGACGGTCAACAATGTTGCGGTGGCTGTAGGCGCGGCTAATTCCGTGCAGACCGCTGCGACCACGGACACCGGAACATCCGGCAACGCCATCGTCGGCATCGTCTCGGCGGGAGCAGGTACGACCGGCAAGGCAACCGTCATCATCCTCGGCCCGGCATCCTGCGTCTTCGACAACGCGACGACCGCTGGCGATGGCGTAGTGCCATCCATCATTACTGGCGGAAAATGTCACGATGTAACTACCTCATTCGGCTCCAATAACGGCTCCTTCATCATAGGCCGCGTCGAGACGACCAACGGCTCCGCAGGCACGTATGTCGTGGATGTGGGACTCGCGGGTCAGACCGGCACATGGAACAATCTCACGGGAAATACAGGGCCGCGAGCTTTCGGTTACGGACAGTGGGGGATGATTCCTTACGCGATGAACTTGTTCCAAGAGGGATTCACGAATGGTTCATCTATCTCCACCAGCGGCGGCGCTACTCTTCATACACGCAACGGCAATAACACGCATTACATTGGTTGGGGATGGTCGTCTAGTGGTAACAGTGGCGCGGATGCTGAAATTGATCTTTCCCAAGGTCTGTTCTCGAAACTCTTTATCAGCAGCGGCGCGTTCTACAATTCTCCGGCGAACAAAGGTAGCTGCACGGGCACGGTAGACTATACCGCGAACCTCGGCAACTTGTTCCTGTGCAGCCTGACAGGCAACACCACGCTCACGACGAGCCGGAACGACGCAGGCCAACTCATCATCGCGCGCCAGTGTCAGGACGCTACCGGAGGCCGCACGCTAACATGGCCTTCTTCTTACGTCGGCGCTTCCGCGATGCCAGCGATTCTCTCGACCTGCATGGCGCAATTGTTCGTTGACGTGGACGGCGGAACGACCATTCAGGCCGTGGCTCCGCCTGTGCCGATTACCGTGGAGAAGACTTCTCAGACCTCCGCCATTGCAACGACGACGCTGACCAATCTGACCTCCGACGGTTTCTACCGCGCTACCGCCGCGCTCGATTGCGATTCCTCTTCCGCCGCCGCGACTGTGAACATTACATTCGGATGGACTGACCCATCCGGCACAGCGCAGACCTCGACGCTTGGCTCCGCCGTCGTCTGCACGACCCTCGGCGCGGCCAGCATCGGCAATCTAACCGTCTCATTCCGCGCGAAGTCCGGCACGGCCATCACCTACTCCACGGCCATCGTCAACACGCCGACCTACGACGTGAGCGTGGCGCTGGAGACGTTGGCGATAAAATGACCCGCGCGGCCCTGATTCTCCTGACGGCTCTCGCCTGCGTATCCTCCGTGCTCGCGCAGGGTATGGCCGACTCTGGTGGAGGAACCATTGCTTCCACGGCGTCCATCGCCACGACTGCAACCGGAGTCGTCGCTAACGGCATCTGGATTGTTACCGTAGACCCGACGCAGACAGGTACTCCATCAGTCAGCTTCGTATCGCTCCATGATACCTTCGGCTTGATCTTCACGCAGATCGCCGCCGATAGTGCGGAGCATCGCGTCTTCTGCGCTCCCATCGGCTCTAATTCTGGTAGCGATACTCTGACGGTCACCTACTCCGGCCCCGCCACCAACGGAAGCATCGTTGCACAGGAATTTCTGGATGCAACCTGCACGCTGGACGGCACACCGCAGATTACGACTTCCCCGACGAACCCGATCAACGGAAACTACACGATTACCGCCAATCAGGACTTGGTGCTGACACCGCTATTCGCCAACTTCGGTGCTGGCGGCGGCTGCGCTGATGGGAACGTACCTAGCGGGAATACCCTCGGCATCGTCCCTTATTGGATTGTCGTGACGCCCTCCGGCACGACTTTCAGCCAGGCTTGTGCGCCGAATAGCGCAGGCGGCGTTCTCATCATGCTAGCTCTGTTGCCCTCAACCCTTGGCCCATTCCCTGCGCCGATTCGCACTGGCGCTTCGGCAAACTGTCAGAATCCATGCGCCGCAGGAACCAACGTGGTACTGAATGTCCTCAAGGGAGAGACGTTGATCTATTCCGCTGACTGGTGCGCCAATCCGACTTGCTCTTCCCTTGCAGGCAGTATTGTCTCGATGAGTGATTCGCAGTCGAACGCGGTGACATGCACATCGCAATCCGGCCCGAATTCCCACTCGCAGATATGCTTCACGCACGCCTCAGCTTCCGGCTCGCTCACTGTGAACTTTACAAACATCGGCGCTGGAGGCACACACTTCTACAAAGGCATATTCGTCGCAGTCGCGCTTCATGGCGGAACCTTCGGCCCCTGCGACTGGTGTAGCACCGGCGGCGCTACTAGCGGCAGCGGCAATCTCATTCAGGTCAGCACCACATCTACCCCTGCGGCCTACGATACGGAACTCTGGGTTGGCAGCGTCATAAATTTCAACACCGTCGCTTGCCGATCAAATGCTGTGTGGGCACCATACTGGCCGCTAGTGACTCCGGTGACGCCGCCATCATCCATCCAGAGCATGAACGTAACGTTCTACAACAATGTCGCCTTCGCCATCGTTCACGGCGTCGCGGGAACTATCCCTGAGATGACATTCGACTGCACGCAGTCAGCGGGATTGCTCAACTGGTCAGGCAGCTTTATGTCGCTGAAATACGTGCCGCCATCCGGCCTACGTTCGCAGGTCTACGACGACGACCTCGACAACAGGATACGACCATGAGACAGAACGAACGAGACTGGCTGGCGGCAACGATCTGGACGGTGATGATCGCCATCGTCGGCCTGCTGCTGTGCGAGGGAGTGCAGGCGACTGACTTTCCCGTCCATGGCGGCGGCAACATTCAGACAGCGATAAACTCCGCCGCGTCGGCTGGCGTCGGCTCGACTATCACGATTGACGTTCAAGGCTCCGGCGGATCGTTCACTCCACAGATCCTCACCCTCCCCGTCGTCACCGGATGCACTACAGGCCAATACGTTACCATCCGCACGGCGTCTTTCGCATCGCTTCCCAACCGGCGCATCCTGCCGACGGATTCTGCGCTGATGCCGAAGATTACGCGCACCGGGCTGGACGCCGGAGGTCTATTCGACCTCGCTCCCGGCACAAACGGCGGCTGCTGGAAGCTACAAGGGCTTGAGTTAACGACCGACGCGGTGAGCCAGATGGTCTTCGCCCTCGTCAACTTTCAAGACACTGGCAGCTCTCATCTCTACATTGACCGCTGCTGGATTCATTCCGCGGAAGGCTCGACGGGACGCACTGTGCCGTACAACTCTTCAGCAGGCTTGGGCGGCGTCCTCTCTGACGGCTCCGATGTAACCATCATCAACAGCTATATCAACGGCTGGTGGGGGTTGCCGCTAGGGGCGTCGGCGGGTGCAACGATGACGCAATCGTCCGCTATTATCTCTGACGTTGGCCCCTGCAATACTTGCACATGGACCAACAACTACCTCGAAGGCGGCTATACCCACATACAGATGGGAGGATCGCCGCAGAACGCGACCGTCGGCGGCACTGTTTCGGCATCGCCAGCGCCGACTACGACCTCCGCTACTATTTCCTCCGTAAGCAGCCTCTCCGTGGGAATGCCAATCGCACTCCAGGTCCCTTGGTCATCATCGTACTGCAAGCGCGACAACACGCATCCTTGCTGGGGAAACGGCGTCGTGCAGACTATCGTCGGCAATGCTATTACCTTCTCCGCGCTGACAGGCGAGCTGCCGGATGGCACGCCAAAAAGTACGGCGGCTCCCTCATCTGGCGGCAATGCGGTCTGGTCAGGAACGCAGCTATCCGGTATCACGATTAACCTGAACGAAATGGTCTTCAACTACGCCTTCGAGTTCTGGCTGCGCTTTACCAGCGGCAACGGAAACCACGATAAAGGCTACATGGAAATCAAGAACGGCACGACTCTCGACCTCGAAGGGAACGTCTTCGGTGAGTGGGGCGGCTGGCCGTCAGTCTTCGGCATGGGGAACGAAGAGAATCAGGTGGGCGACTCCCCCTTCGCCACACAGTCGAACATCACCGTCAAGAACAACTGGATTCGCGGCTTCACCAACTGTGTCTACTTCGGAGACTCCATCTCCGGCGCTTATCTCGGCTTTCTCAACACCGCCGCATCGAATATCGCCATCACCAACAATATCTGCGAGCAGCCGGACACGCTCTCGATTGACGCCGCTCCAGCGACGGCCACGGTATTCAACGTCGGCAAATCCGGTTACGTCCATCAGCACAATACAATTCTGACCGGATACAGCAACGTTTACTCCGGGTCGGTGATGACCTTTGATCAGTCGCCAGCAGCCGCCTACGGTTCGCTCTGGACTCCCAATCCGGCATTCGCGGACGACCTGATCGGTTGGGGAAACTACGGCGTGGGTTGCTCTGCCGGAGCACTTGTCAACTGTCTCGGCAGCTACACTTCCAGCCATCTGCTGATACCGCTATGCACGGCGAGTGCCTGTACCTCTCCAGCGAACCCCGTTGCCGATGGCACGTTCGCATCCTCGACCGCCGAACCGGGCTGGGCCTCAATCCTATTCACGAACGCCGCCGCGCATATCTGGTCGCTGACTCCCTCCTCTCCCGGATATCACGCTGCTTCGGACGGCACTGACATCGGCGTGAACTGGCCGAATCTCTGCGCGGCAATGAGCAACGACAACCCGTTGCCAGCGGGCTGCGGCTCCTCTCCGCCGCCTACGGCCACGCTGACCGTCGCGTCTTCTAATCCCGGTTCCGGTTGCTCGTTCACCAATTCTCCTCCCGACAACGGTAGCATCAGTTCTGGAACAACGCCGACGACGCTGACTTTCAACACGGGAACACTGGTCACGGTGACCTACGCCGCCACCTGCGGAAGCAATACCTCTCCGACGCTAGTAGGGTATAGCTCGTCTACGGGAAACGTTGGGACGGTGACTATCTCTGCCAGTGTCACCGGAACTGCCGTCTACCAGGGATCAGCGCCGATCGTGCCGCCGGGTGTCGTGCCGCTAATGGTTAGCGCCCCCGCCGGCTCGCAGGTCACGCTGCAACCGCCTGACGCCAACGGCATAACCTCTGGCTCGTCGTTCTCGCTGACGCAGCCATCGACGCTGACGTTTGTCCCGCTACCCCTCATCCCGCCGCCGCCCGTCTCCCTATCCGGCTCCTGCCAAGGACCGCCAGCGACGCGCAAGGGCCAGAAGACGACGTGTACATGGACGGCAACTGGAACCGCAACGCAGTGTTCGTGTGTATTACACTGAACGGACGAGGAGGCAACGAAGATGGACCCAGCAACCAGCGCCGGAACAGCCCATGTCGGGAGCACGCTCATCGCCGTCGGTGCGATGCAGTGGCTCAAGAAGGCATCGTGGTTTCCGCTGCTCAAAGACGGGCAGCGCGTGCTAAACCGCACAGTCAGCGTATTCGTCGCCCTTGGGATTCAGGCGGGCATCAGCTACACCTACACGTCGACGGCCAACGGCGGCCACTCGATCACGCTTCTGCTGCCGAGCTACTACGCGATGGCCGTGGGCTTGTTCCACTGGGCGTCTCAGTATCTCTATCAGGAGACTGGCTATACCTTCCTCACCGGCCTGCAGGCGTTTCAGGAGGGAGCCGGGAAGCTCTCTGGCATCCTCGCACACATGCAGGACGTGACGGATACGCGCCGGGACGCGGTGAAGGTAGAGCCGGTAGTGCCGTAGACCAAGTCCAATCACAGGGGGCCAAGGGGCCATGCACTTCGATATGACAATCACGCTGGGCGGCGTTATCCAGACTGTCTCCATTATCTGCGTCATCTTCGGCGGCGTATGGACGCTGCGCGGAAAGTTGGATGCGCTGATGGAGACGTTTCAAGCGGACATTCGTGACGCCAACGAAGGCACGTACCGCCGCCATCGTCAGAACACGCAACGTCTTGACTTCATGCTGAACTTGATTAACGCTTTGCGGCGGGACAACGGACAGGCGGAAATTCCCTGTCCGTACCGCACAATTCTCGACCCCTGACAGGGGAGACGGAGGAAGCCGATGTCACATTTCACCCGCGACCGCATGACCGGAGACCGCGACGAGACCAACGCCGAGGACGTCGCTCGGACGCGCCCGTTCGGGCAGACCCGCTATCACCATCGCAACGACCAGACCGACGAAGAACTCGACCGCGTCGCAGAGCCCGGCGAGGGCACTGAGGATCGCTGCGCCATCTTCAATCGCCAGCTCCGGGGAGAACGCTGATGCCGATTTCTAAGCACTACGGCGGCCACGGCGACGAGGTCATGTCGTCGATGAAGAAGACCTACGGCGACTCGGAAAAAGCCAAGCGCGTTTTTTACGCTACCGAAAACGCCCGCAAAAACGACCGGAAGCCGCGCGGCCGCAAGCGCATCCGCAAGCAGGGCGGCAAGCGCTGACCTCTGACGAAGACGAAGGAGTCCGCCCCTGCCCTCCTACACCTACATCACGCTCGCGCAGGCCCGGCAGCAGTTGGCCCAGCGGCTTTACGACGCCGCGCAGACGTTCTGGGCGTCCGCGGAACTCACCGTCTACATTGTCGAGGCGCTGCGCACCTTCAACGCGCTAACGTCGTTCTGGCGCGGAGACTTCGTCTTCAAGTCGAACGACCCCTCGCTCATCGGAACGCAGTGGTACGACCTTACCGCCGTCGCCAACACGCTCCGCCCATACACCGTTACCGACGCATCTCTATTCCAGACCATCGAGTACCACCTGCTCGAGCCCGCGAACCTTCCCTCTGTCCCGTGGTCCGGCTCATCGCAATTCTCCGTCGACGACATCCTGCAAGCCATCGCGCGGCGCCGCGACGAACTTCTCTCGCTCACCGGATGCACGCAGACGCGGAGGCTCGTCGGCGCGGCCGCCGGACGCACTTTGCTCCCGGATACCGTCATCGACGTCCGCCGTCTCAGCTATCTCCCGAATGCGCCCGGCGTCCCCTCCGTCCTGTGGCCCGCCGACGCTTGGGACGAGCAGTCGTTCAACGCCTTCTACACCATCCTCCCGGCGGGGACTCCCGGCACTCCCTCGACCTATCTCCTGTCGACGCAGCCGCCGCTTTCATTCGACGTCGATACGCCGCCGTCGTTCGCCGGCTCCTATGAACTCATCACCGTCGAGGCCGGGGCCGCGGCTAACCCCGCTGTGCCGTCGCTGCTCTCCATCCCCGACGACTGGTCGTGGGCGGTTAAGTGGGGGGCGCTGGCCGACCTGTTCTCCCGCGACTCTCTCTCCCGCGATCCTCTGCGCGCGGAATACTGCCAGCGCCGCTACGACATGGCGCAGCGGCTGCTGACATCGGCCCCGGCGCTGCTCGCTCTGCGCCTCGATAACGTCGCGCTGCAAATCGACTCCCTGCGCCTGCTCGATCTCTACGACACTTCGTGGGAGGCGCAAGCAGCCGGGACGCCCCTCGCTGCCGGGCACGCGGGACTCAACCTAGTCACGCTTGCCCCTGCCGCCGACACCAACGGAGCCGCCGGGTTCTACATGCTCGACGCCACGGTCGTCTCGAACGCCCCGGTTCCCTCCGTCGACGCCGACCCCGTGCAGGTCTCCCGCGACGACTTAGACGCCGTGCTCGGCTATGCTCAGCACCTGGCGACGCTCAAATCCGGCGGCGCAGAGTTCACCGCCACTCTCCCGCTGCTCCAGCGCTTCCTCGACCAGTGCGCCGTCTACAACTCAAAGCTGCGGGAGTTCGCCGAGTTCACAACCACGCTGCTCGGCGTCTCGGCGCGCGAGTCCCAGACCAATCCCCGGATGGAGCCGTCTACTGTGGAGGCCGCCAGTGGCGAGTGAGCAGTTCAATCGGCCGCGCGCGGGACTGCGCTACGCAGGCATCGGACTGCGCACGACAGACGTCGCCGACGCCTTGCCGCCCAACCGCTCGCCTTACCTCCAGAACGTACGCACGACGCGGGACTCGAACCTGCAGACACGCCCTGGCCAGACGCTATCCTTTGCGCTGACCGGAGACACCGCGCATTACATCGCCGACCTGCGGGCCTACTCGGCCCTCGGAACCGACAATCTCCCCCGCGTTGTCGCCTACGCCGTCGATGGCCGCGTTTGGCTCGACTCTGGCGCAGGTGTCGTCGGCTCGCTCGCCATTACCTCGGCGACGCCGCTCGGCGCGTCTCTCATCCCGTTCCGCCCGAACCAGTCTCCTGTCCCGTACCTCTACATTGCCAACGGGACCGACTATCAGAAGTTCTCGGCTCCCAGCCCCGCCGTGACGCAGCAGAAAGTGGGAATCGCCGAGCCGCAGTCTCCGCCCGACGCCGCTCTGGATTCCCTCGCCATCGGCCAGTTCACCTTCACCGGAACCTATACCCACGGCGGCACGGCGACCGGCGTGACCGGAGGCTCCCGCGTCTCGGACATCGCAGGCACGGTGCTGCCGGACCCGACGCCAGGCTCGGCCGTCTGGTCTATCCAAGTCTCCTCGTCGATCTCCTACCAAAAGCTGATGCAGGTAGCGATTGGCCCGACGGTCTTCGTGATCCAGGACGTCATCCCGCCGCTCGCTACCGCCCTTGCCATCTCCGCGATCGCCTACTTCACCGGGACCACCGGGCGCTGCATCATCGTTCCGGCTAACCTATCCGCAGGCCCCGGCAGCGAGGAATCCTCCATCTACACGCAGAATATCCTCGCGTCGCTGCGCCGCGGAGCGCTCATCTCCGTCGGCGCAGAAGTCTGCATCGTTTGGTCGGTGACCATCGGCCCTGACGGCTCGGTAGCCATCGAAACCTCGACGACCGGGACGCACACTATCGCCGACTCACTGACATCGCTGCCGACGGTGACCGTCGTCGGCGGCTCTCCCACCGCCGGGCAAGGCATCGCCGCCGCACAAGTCTCCTATCAGGTGGCATCGGGCGTTGGCACGCAGACCGCCACGCTCAACACAAACCCCTTCGTCACCTCCGGCGGCACGGCGTTCCAGCCCGACGACCTCATCTCCGTCGGCATTCTGCTCAACGTCGCCCTAGACAACATCCAGACGCTCACCGAGGTCAAACTGCTGATCGACATCGACGACGGCTCGTTTACCAAAAACTTCTACTACTACGCCATCCGCGCGTCCGACATCGCGCAGGCGCTCGCGCCGACGAACCCGCAGACACAGCTGGCCGTCGCGCAGACGGTGGACCAGCGCGCGACCGTCGACGAGGAAGCTGCCGCCGCCGCCAACAACCAGCTCGCGACGGCGTCGTCGGCACAGCTCGTCCCCGGAACCGACCAATGGACGCAGATTGTTTTCCCGATCTCCGCGTTGACGCGCGTCGGCGGTGACCAGACCAAATCGCTGCAGAACGCCGTCAAGATCCAGTTCCTTTGGAATTGCACAGGGACGATCAACGTGGCAACCGATAACGTTGTCACCGTCTTCGGCACGAACCAACCCGACGTCGGCGATGTCGGCGCTCCCTATCAATACCGGGTGCGGCCGCGATCGTCGGTCACCGGAGCCGTCGGCAACCCCTCCCCCGAGACACGCTACGGAGTCTCCGCCCGGCGCACGTCCGTCCTCGTCGCTCTCCCGTCCGCCGCCTACGACGCACAGATCGACACCTGGGACGTCTTCCGCTACGGCGGCTCGGTCAACTCTTGGCGGCAGATCGGCTCGACGCCGTCGTCGAACACGTCCTTCGTGGACAATTTCGACGACGCTGCAGCGACGGCCGGCGACGCACTCGACTTCGACAACTTCGAGCCGTGGCCGTCGGTCGACATTCCTCTGAACGCCACGACGATCTCAGTCACCGGAACCATCGCGCTCGTCACCATCGCTGCGCCGACCAACGCTCTGCGCTTTCTCCCCGGCAACCTCGTGCAGCTCGGCGGACAGAACGTCGTCACGCTGCGCTCGCGCCCGGTGTTAATCTCCGGCACGACATATCGCTTTGAGTTCGAGGAGAACGCCGGGGCGCTGGGAGCCGTCTCCGTGCAGATCTACGAACCAGCTCTCGCCCGCCAGTTCCTCCCGTATATGTTTGGCCCGGACGCCTCGGGCACGGTGCTAGCTGTCGGCGACCCGCTCCGTCCCGGCACGCTCTACTTCGCCAAGCCGTCCCAGCCGGACTCTGCGCCCGACTCCTATAACATCGAAATCACGCCGCCGTCGGAGCCTTTGCTCGGCGGTGTCATCGTCGACGGCCTGGCGTTCGTCGCGTCGCCGGAACGCTGGTGGGCGCTCTACCCGCAATTCGGCAACGCGGCGCAGCGGTACTCCGTCGTGCAGCAGCCGGCGCTGCGCGGACTGGCCGCTCCTCGTGGCCTCGCCACCGACGGCGTCTCGTTCTACTACTGGGCCAAGGACGGCATTTACTCCTCGACCAAGGGACTGCTCACCGCCGACCTCTATAACCTGTTTCCACACGACGGCGTTCCCGGCGTCAACGTGACCTACAACGGACGCACGGTGTTCGCTCCCGACTATCGCTACGCGCAGCAGTTTCGCCTCACCTTCTCCAATGGCTACCTCTACGCCATCTACGCCGACCAGACACAAACCTTCCGCTGCCTTGTCTACGATGCTCTCCGTGCGGCTTGGACTCTCGACGTCTACACCCCGCCCGTCTCCGCCTGCTACCACCCGGAGCAACAGGCCGGAACGCTGCTCGACACGGCGACTCCCACGCGCTACCCGGAACTGCTGATGGCGACGATGCCGTTCGTCTCCCACACGCCGCAGTCCGCGGCCGTCGTCGTGCAGACCGACCTCTCCGACGACTACGCCGGGCAAATCGCCTGCATCGTGGATTCCGCCGAAGCCTCCGCCGGAGACGACCGCGCGCCGAAGCAGTGGGGCGACCTATTCGTCGATGTGACGCCCGTCGCCGCTGGAGCCGCGCTCACTGCGCAGCCGATGTCGCTCGGAGCCGCCGCTGCGCCCGCCGTCGTCGTCCCGGCGACCACGCTGCGCACCCGCACTCCCGTATCGGTCGGCGGCATCGTCCTCTCCGCCTACCTCGGACTCGAACTAACTTGGACGGACAAGTATTCCGGCGGCGGTCAGACCGCCCCGACGCGGCTGCACCTCTGGCAGCCGTCGTTCGCCATCCAGCCCGCCGCGACCGTCGCGTGGGCGACCATCGGCTCGAACTTCGGCTGCGAAGGCTACTTCCACATCCGCCAGCTCGTCCTCGCGTATATATCGTCGGCGGCGATTACCCTGACGCTGACGCCGTTCGACGGCCAGGCCCCGGCGGTGGTGACGCTGCCGTCGTCCTCTGGCGTCCTCGTCAAGCGTTTCTTCCCGCTGACGGCGAACAAGGGGCTGCTGTATGCCGTCGCTGCGGCATCGTCGGCTCCGTTTCAACTCTACCTCGACGACTCGGAAATCGCCGTCGGGCCGTGGGCGCGCACTGGACCCTACGTCATCGCGCGCGACTTCGGAGGAAGGACGGTGGAGAATGCCGCGATCTAAGCCACGAGCGACGGCGCCTGCTGCGACCGCTCAGCGCTGGTATCCGACGACACAGCAACTCTCCGACCCGGCGACGCTGGAGCGCTCGTTCCGGCAACTCCTGACGCAGCACTACGCGCTGCAGGATGAGGTGGCGGCGATGAAGACGGCGCAGGCAGCGGGAGGGACAGGCGCGACCGCTACGGCTCCCAAGTATCCCCCCGGCTCCGGGCCGACCGACACGCAGCTCTGCGGCCTGCACGTCGAGCCCGTCGACCCCGGCGCGCTCGCTGATGGCACGAAGCTAACCTATGTCAAAAAGACGGGGACATTCAAGTTCATGTAGCCGAGGTACGGGGAACGTGGTATAAGCGCAAACGGAGGAATAGACGATGACGACGTCGGTTCAGAAGAACAAATACGGCCCTTTCTGGCCCCAGGGATGTATCCTAGTCCCGACTCCCGGCACCCCAGTTCGTCTCACGTCACTCATTGACCCGAACTCTGTCAACGCTCCAGAAGCCGCGACCTCGTCCACCGCCGACGAATACACACCAGCGTTCCACACTATCTTTCTCCAAGGGTATACGACCAACGGCGCGCCGGGAAATCACGGCCTCGTCCCGAACTCCGGCAATATCTACGTCATCATCAAGGGCGGCGCGGGATCTAACAATCGCGACGACTCCGGCTCGATCCTCTACGTCCTCGGTCCGGGACTCAACCTGTTCCTGAACGCAGCCGAGCTAAACCTGAATGCCTTCAACCCCTATCAATTCTGGTTCGACGCTGACACCGCCAACGACGGCGTGCTGGCCGTGGGAGTCGTGGGATGAACGGGAGGCGCGGAATGAACGTTCTCAAGCTGTCGCTAAAGCTGTCGCTAGCCGCTGCCGTCGTCGTCGCTCTCGCCGCGCTGCCATCCCGTCCGCAATCCGGCGGCTCCGGCCCTCCGTTCAACGCACAGTTCGGCGCGGGAGCTCCGACGGTGAACTGTACGCCGCCGTCGCAGGGGGCGCTGGCCCGGATGCTCTACTGGGACACGACCAACTTCGTCTGGTATTACTGTTCGGCGGCGAACACTTGGACGTTGTTCGGCTCAGGCGCAGCCCCTGCCACTCGCTATACCATCCGCACCTGCCAGCCGGGTCTAGGCGATGGCCTAAACGCCATCCCCGCAGGAACCTATCTGGTATCGGAATGCTTGAACGAGTTCGGCTCGACGTTCACAATCACCGCGATTAAATGCTTCACTGACAACAACGGGACGAGCACGCTCAATGTGACGAACTCGGCGGCGACTGGTCTTCTTACCGGCGCGGTTACCTGCACAAACGCATTCGCCGCAGGAACGCAGAGCGCGACAACTACGCTGGCATCCGGGGATTATGCAAAATGGACTTTCGTTGCTGACGGCACGTCGAAGCAAGTGACCTTCGTTCTTACGGGGACGCTGTAATGCGACGCTGGATACTGTTAACACTAGCAGCGTTGGCTTGCGGAGCTTCGGCTCACGCCGCCTGCTCTAACACAGCTTTTGGGGCTGCGACGTGCATACATGCCGCCAGCAACACCAATGCCAGTAGCGGCAGTTCCGTGATAACAACCCTTTCAACTACGGCTGGTCATCTCTATGTCTTGCAAGCCCAATGGTGTCAAAACAGTAGCTGCAACTCAGCAACGACTAGTAGCAACGGAACCATAGCTGCAACCGGATGTACGGAGACTTTCCATGTCGCCGCCGCCAGCACCGCCGACTTGAGTTTTAGCGGTGTTTTTATGGCAGTCAAAACTTGGTATGTATTCAATTCAGCCGGTAGCTGTACCAGCTTCACAATAACGGTTACTGGATCGCCTTTCTATATGCAACTTGCGGTTAGCGAATGGAGCGGCCCTTCTTCTTTTTCGCAGACGGACAGCTATGACAAGGGGGGCACGGCTATCTTCAACCCTTGCACGACTTGTACCGTCAGCACTTCATCTTCCACCACACACGCGACGGAGCTTATCATCGGATTTGAGAATAATGGCGGACAAACCGCAACGCCAGTGTCACCAGCTATAGTGGTTGTCGTCAATGCGACGAACGGCCGAGCTTTCGTAGCCGCTAATACGGTTAGTTCCACGGGTACGCAGTCAATGTCATGGACGCAATCGTCAAGTTCCGCGCAAATGGCGCTAGCTACGTTCAATCTGGGTTCACCCATACCAAGGAAGAAAATGGGGCCGTTTTGATGACGACGACCGACATCACCTACCGCTGGATCGATGGCCCCACGGCCTCCGACGCCGATTGGACGCGCATCGACGGCATCCTTGCGACGCGCGGCTGGATGCGGCTTAACCGCCGCGTCACGCGGATACTCGTCGCTGAGTCCGACGGCGGCACGCTCCTCGGCTTCTTCGTGTTTCAACTCGTCCCGCACACGGAACCGTTGTGGGTCGCGCCGTCCGCACGCGGCACCGACATCCCGCAGCAACTCGCCGACCGGATGCGCGAGTTCCTAGTCGCCGACGGCGCGCGCGGTTGGATGCTGGTCGCCGACTCTCCCGTTGTCGAGCGCATGGCGCGGGAGCGCGGAATGCGGCGCGTCGAATCTCCGGTCTATATCGATGTCGCGGAGTCACGCTCAAAGGAGGCCGCCGATGGCAGGCATATTCAGTAAAGGCGCTACCACCGACCGCGACGCCGTTCGCCTCGGCCGCACGTTCGAGAAGAACGTTTTCCAGTTCGGTCTGCCGGCGGGAGAGGAATCCGTCGGCGCAGGACAGGCGGCGCAGGGCGCGGCGCAGAACTATTTCTCGAACATCGTCTCAGGCTCCCGCGCAGGCATCATGCAGGCAGCGGCGCCGGAAATCGCCTCGACGCTCTCCGCGTCGGACGCCTCGAAGCGGCAGCTCGCGACGTCGGGCACCGCGCGCGGCGGTGGCGTAGCGTCCACGAACCAGCAGCGCAACGACGCGACGCGGTCGACCGTCGACAACTCCATCCTCGCCGCACGCCCGGCCGCTGCGCAGGCTCTCGTCAACCTCGGCGGCTCCGAGGTCGCTGGCGGATCTGGCCTGCTCGGCATCACAGGCTCGACGGCCGGGAACCTCGCGTCGGAAGCCTCAGGCACTCGCCAACAGGACATCTCCTCGAACGAAGGCGCGTTCTCGACCATCGCCAACGCCATCGGCTTTGTGATGGGGCTCTGAGGAAGGGGGACGCATGGGAGCAACGCCAACGCCGCCGATCATGGAAACTGAGTCCGGGTTGCCCCCGGCTCCGGCAGCGACCGTTCCGTCGGCGTCGGCCCCGGCAGCTCCGGCTGCTCCCGCTGCGCTCGCCGCTCCCGTCCAATCCATCCCGCTCGACAAGAAGGAACGTATCACGGCTCTCCTACAAGGCCGCGTCCTGAACGCCGTAACGGGGATGCCATCGTCGAAGCTCTCCGACACCATCCAGCAGCACTATCAGCAGCGCATCGCCGAAGCGAGGATGCACCAGCAGAACGCACAGACGCTGGCGAGCATTCTAGCGACCGGCCGCGACCCGAAAACCGGAGCCGCGCTGACGCCGGAGCAGGAAGCAGAGTATCAACATCAGTACGACGCAGCGATGGCGGCGTATCAGAAAGCCGCAGGCGTCGACAAAGCGTCCAAGGAGCATGTTAACAAGGCGAAGCAGTTCGTCGATCACATCATCACGTTGGGGCGGCAGCGTCGCGCGCAGGCGGGGACGACGGTGGGTCCAGGAGGCTCAGCCGCTGCGGCCCCGGCAGGCGCGGTGTCCGGCGCTGCCTCTCCTGCGGCTGTCAAAGATCCCGGCATGGGAGGACTGCCACCAGCGCCTGCCGGGACACCTGCAACGACGACTTCGATTCCCGGATCCCAGCAATCGGCGCTTCCGCCAGCGCCAGAGCCGACAATGACGGCGCAGCAGGCTCTCGCCGTGCCAGAACTCCAACGCGAGATGACATCGCAGAACGCCATCGCCGACAAGGTAGCCGAGCAGAAGGCCGTCGGCGCGGAATCGCTTGCCGAGCGACGCCAATCCGCCCAAGCCGCAGGACTGCAACCGGGCACTCGCGAGTACGAGGAGTTCCTCGCAACCGGCAAGTTCCCGACGGGTACATCTTTCCGTCCGCAGGTGCTGTCAAAACAGGTTTCCGGCGCTGACCTAATCAAAGCCGACCCCTCGCTGCGCACGGTGACGGGCGAAGCGCTAGATCCGGCTGGCCGCTACGACGTAGTGAACGATCCCGCATCCGGGACGCGCTATGCGACGCCGTCGGGAATGTTTGCGTCACAACTAGCTGCGCCGAAAGCTGTGGGCGAGGCTGGCGGTCCGCCCGTCGGTATTACGCGCAACGGCAAGTTCCTGCAGCCGGGGGACGCCGAGTGGGCGCCTGCTGACCAGAAGCAGCTCGACGCCATGCGCAAGAGCTACGACGAGGCCAACGCGGCCAAGGACCGGAGGATGGCCATCTCCGCGCGCGTCCGCGCCGACGCTTATGCTCGCAGCCGCGTCGTCAGCGTCATCGACAAGGACACCGGAGAACTTGTCGAGACCACCGCCGCTGACGTTGCCTCTAATCCCTCGAAATACGCTGGAGCGTCCACCGCCGTCCAAGCGATGCAACGCGACGCCATTTTCCAAGAGATCGGCACGTCCGCCGACATCCTCCAGAAGTCGATCAACGACCTCGGAGACTCGGCATTCGACGCCTCCTCGCGCGCGCAGATGGCAACGGTGTTGCGCGACGCAGACCCGCGATCAGCGCTATCCACCTTCCTGAACTCCACCGCGGCGTCTACGCTTACCGACCAGCAGGTAGCCTACGTGACTGCGCTTGCCAATCTCGAGGAGTCGGCGATGTCGCTGCGCACCGTCGCTGGCATGGGCCAAGGCTCAGACATGCTGCGCAGCGCGATCGTCGGGATGCTGCCGGGAGCAGCGACGCCGTCTCGCGCCTACGCCAACCGCCAGTTGAGCCTATTCCGCACGCAGGTTGGCCAGCTGCACAAGGGGCTCCCTGGACTCGGAGCGACGGTGCGTCGCGGCAATCTGCCGAATGCTCCCGCTACCTCCACGCAACTCCCCGACGGCGGAGGCAAAACTCTTGACGCCATGACTGCCAAGCAATTCCTCGACGCCGCTGGCGGGGATAAAGACGCCGCGCGCAAACTAGCCAAGCAGCATAACTGGAAGTTCTAGGGCAGAAGACGACGATGCCGCTACCCGCCGCTCCCCAACAGTCCGGCTCACAGGACGTATTCGACAAGGTCGCCGGAGCGTCCGCCGCTCCCGCCGCTCCCGCGGCTAAGAGCGGCGACGTCTTCGACCAAGCCGCAACTGCGGCGCCACAGCCGCAGGGAGCCGCGGTGCCGACCGCCGACGCTCCGTTCACCGAAGACGAACGCCGCCGCGCGACCTCCGCGCTCCGCTGGACCGAAAACAAGGCCGTCGCTAGCGGCCGCGTCCCGCCGTCTGAATCCGACATCGCCGATTACATCCACGCCGAGCGCAGAGGGGAGATTCCGCAGACGCGCGGAGCCGCCGTCGCCAAGACCGCCGCGCGCACCGGCTCTGCGATGATCCCCATGGTCGGAGGCATCGTCGGCGGCCCCGAGGGATTCGCCGCAGGCACCGCCGCCGACTCTATCATCCAAGACCTGATCAGCGGCAAGAAGGCAGACGTCAACAAAGCCGCCACGGACACTGCGGTCGCCCTCGCCGCTGGCAAGATCACCGAGGGTGCGCTGAACTTGATCGGCCGTGCGGCGTTGCGGATGCCTCCGGTGCAGAAGGCCGTCGAGGGGATCTTCCGCGCTCTGCCTTCGGACCATCCCGACTATCGTGGACACGTCGTAGCCTCGCTTTGGGACTTACAGCAGATGGCGAAGAACGGAACGATCCCCGAGCGCGCCGCCGGCGGCATCGTCAACCCCGAGATGTACTTCCGGCAGATGTCATCGGCTATCGACACCCGCCTCCAGCAGATGTACAACACGGAGTACTTTCCGCAGATTCAAGTCGCCGCACGTGAAGGACTCGGTGTGCAGTTGACTGAGCATCCAGACGTTTTGCGTCAAGCCTTGCGGCACGTTGCACGCAGTGAGGACGCCGACTCTCCTGTGCGTACGCTTGCTCTGCGGCTGATGGAAAATCCCAATCAGCGCATCCCAATCGAAGACGCCGCAGCTTTAGACAAGTCTGTGAACGCCCATCTGCGAACTCTCCAAGCAGCATCAGGCGAACAGCGCTATGTAAAGATGATGAAGTCAGCCACGCTTTCCTCGCTTGATCGCTTGGACACCGATCTCGGCAACCTTATCAACTCACGACTCCAAGACATCGACCAGCCTGGCATCCGCAGCTACGGGCGTCGGTACGCCGCGCTCTCCGCTCTCAAATCAGAGTTGGAATCACAGAAGAACGCCCTCGAGCGGATGCGTAAAATTCCGTCGGCTACGGAGATTGCAACCTCTAAGGGTCGGGCGCTAAAGAAAGTCGTAGGTGGAAATCCCGGCGCGCAGCTTGAGGATGCTATTAACATCCTCCGCCAAATGCCAGACCTCCAAGCTGCGGCGATTGGCGCTCGCCCGGTCGTCTACAACGCCGAAGATGCAGGAACAGCGCCGATCCGCTCCGCCCGGCGGCCTATTGAAGACATCACGCGCGGCGGGGGCCGAGGCGCTCCCGTCCGATCGGCTCTTCCGCCTCCGCCCCCGACGACGCAGTGACCAGCTTCGACTTCACCCTCACCGCCCGCTCGCTCTCGGATTGGCAGACGTGCCGCCGCCGCGCTCTGCTCTCCGCCGACTACTCCGTGCTCCGTCCGCGGCCCAAGGCTGTCTTCGACCGCCTGCTGCGGGAGGGCGTCGCTGCCATCGGCCGCGGCGAGGACGCTTCCGCTGTCGCCGCGACGCTCCGCGCCGACTTCCTCGATGCCGCGCGTTCTCCGGGACTCGACCTCTGCTCGGGGTCGAACGTCTACGCCATCGCTAAGGACTGGACGACGATGCTGACGACGGTGCTGTTGTCCGTCGCTCGAGGCTCGGTCGCCGTCACCCACGCCGTCCAGCCCGTGCGCCTTGCCCCGTCGCTGGTCTGGCAGCCGTCGTCTCCCGCCGACGACTCCGGCGAGCTTCACCGCTGGATCACCGCCGCTGACTTCTCGCCCGACGACCTTGCGCGCGAACTGCACGGCTGGACGGTGTTCGGCGACTTGGCGGTGCTTCGCGTTCCGCTGACCCTCCATGTCGTCCTCACCGGCAGCGTTCGCAACGGCCGGCGCTACTCCCCTTGGACGCGCATCTTCCGTCACCCAGGTCTGCCGCACATGAACCCGCATTTCGTGGCGAAGTCGGGCGCACCCCTGCGCCAATGGAAGCCGGAGTGGTTGTCAGACGCCGCTTATCCCGACTACGACGCTTGGGTCGAGCAGATGCACAAGGAGGGAGTGGCTGACTCGCTCATCCGCGTCTATCGCGTCAACGTTCCCTCCGACGCCGTCTGCGCTACGGCCGTCCGGCAGATCATCGAGGAATCGTTCGCGTTGCGCGTGGCGCTGGAGAATCGCGGCGAGGATGCTGCGTCGTCCGCCGTGCGGCGGCCGTGGTCGGCGTGGCCGATGTCCCGCGGCGCCTGCGACGGAATCGTCCCGTGCCCGTGGCAGGAGTGCTGTCACGCCGAGGGAGCCGTCGAGCCTGCGGCGACGGGACTCTATGAGCTGCGGACTCAGTCGGCGATGTCGCCGACGACGCTCAGAGTCTTGTCGTCGGACGCAGCGACCAGTTCCCGCACGGCTCGCGGCATGATGACGCAGCCTTCCGACGCCGTGCCGGGCTCCGTCACGCTGTCACCATGAATCAGGAATCCCGCGCGCCCGAACATCTCGTTGTCCGCCGATGGCGACAGCGGCAGCACGAACGGCCCGTGCGTCAGCGTATCCTTCGGAGGGCCAATCGTATACGTCCCGGCGGGAATCGGCCCGACGTTGTGCTCTGCCTGCGCGGCTGGATCGTTCTTGCCGTCCCCCGCGCCTGAGTATCCCGTGGCGACGACGTCCCCAGCTGGAGACGTCAGTCGCCCGGTGCGTTGTTCGTAGGTCCACATGAGGAGGGCGCGCGGACTACGGAGCCAGGGTGGTTGTCGGCGCGGGCTTCGTCGTTGTCGCTGGAGAGGACGTCGCCGTCGCCCCGATCGCCGCCTTCGCCGACGCAATCACCGCGCGAATATCGGTGACGACTCCCTCGTTCAACTGCACGTTCAGTCCGTTCGACGCCGATGCTTGCCCCAGATCCTCCACCGCCTGCGCAACCTGGTTCATCACGGTGTCGGTGACGTCGAACGCCTTCTGCGAGTTCGGCAGCAGCCCCTCGAGCACAGGCTTCACCGCCTGCTCGACGGTCGAGATGCCGGAGACGACAACCGGAGCTTCCACGGCCGCCTTCTCGAACCACGTCTTGACTTCCCCGCCGACTTTCTTAAAATCAGTAAACAGCGTGCCTAGTATTGACATCGTCATCTACTTCCTTTCTTGGTATATTTGGCTCTATGAGCCTCTTTGTACCTCTTCATGCGTCCATCTATAGCGTAGCTTCTATTTCTGAGTCTTCGGCATTCCTTGCATTGTCGTATATAGTCGCCACCAAGTAGTCTCTTTGTCCGTCACCGTGTCTACCATCCGAAGAACTTTCCTACCAGCCTGACCGCTTCCTCCGCCAGCCACTTGAGCTTAGACGGCGGCGTCGTCAGCGCCTTCAACTCGTAATCCGCGGCTTTGCGCGCGTCGGACATGGTCGCGGCCAGGTCCACCGACGCCGTCTGCGCGTTGTGCGTCGTCGCAGCCACCGCATCGAGCGACTGCCTGACCTGTGCGCCGCCGACGGTCTCTGCCGCTGCACGCAGCGTCGCTGTTGTTTGATTGGTAATCCCAGCGACTGACAGCGTCACCGTATCGGCCAGTCCCGCGAGTTTCTTCTCGTCGTCAGCGGCTCCGGCTAGCACCTCAGCGGCATTGGAGTCCTCGCGGCTGATGGCGACTGCCGCCGCCGACAGTACCTGCCGCGCCTGCTCCGCGACGCCGTGCACATCCGCCGCCTGCTGCGCAAACGCCTTCTGTTCGGCGAGGGCGACGTGGCGGGTAGCGTCGGCCAGTCCCGCGACCTCCGCCTCTGTCCGCGTCGTGTTGACCTCAATCGCCTCAACCGACGCCAAGGCCGACTGCGTGGCCGACGACAGCGCCGCGGACTCGCGCCGCAGATCCACGACCAACAGGACTAGGAAGATACAGACCAGCGTCGCCGCCGTACGCAGCACCGCCGTCAGGATGTCGTTAAGCATGCGCAAGGGAGGAATCCGCGGCGACCGTAGCACAACC